TTCGTTTCCTTCACAGCTACGGTCACGGTGTGAGTCTCAGGCGTACGGTCGTAGACCTCGCACCATCCGCGCACAAAGTGAATCTTCAGGCCGATCAGGTCGAAGTCTTTTTCACCGCAGAACTGGCAGATAACGTCACTCACTAGGAATCTCTCCCATACCTAGCCTGAGCGGTGAGTCTTCCGATGCCTCCGAAAGCAGGCGCAGGCAGTCCATACATGTCACTGCCGGCACTTCTTGAGTCTTGTGCGGCCACGTCGTGAGTGCGCCGCATATCACTCTGCTCTCGGTGATGTCCGCGCTCGGGATCAGCTTGTGCATTTGATTACTCATGGCTAGGAATCTTCGTTGGAGCGTTCACATACGGTTGCAACTCCGAGCGCAGCCACGCGAGAAAGCTGTCGAGTGTCACGGCTGGCTCAGGATCTGCCCACGCTGCGACGGCGATGTCATCCAGAATCGCGCGCATCTGCGCGACTTCCGGCGGTTGTCCTGCTCTCGCGTAGAGCGGGATGACTGTCCAGCGTTCGCTGTCGTGGTGATCGGATTCGCGCCATTTGCCGTGCGACACTTCGTGGCGTCCGTCAGGAAACACGCGAGCCCAGCCCATCGGCTCTGTAGCCGCGGGCGGTTCGATAACGGGCATGGAGCGCAAGGTGTCGTCGACAGCGTGCAGTCGATCGCGCAGGCACTTGAGCCACGTGTGCAGGTAGAACTTGCCCGCACCGGTTTTCACGGCCAGCGGCACGCGCTTGTTTACGTCCAGCTCAAGGTGCAGCGCATACAGGATGCTTTTCATCTCTTCCTGTAGCCGCTCTTTCGATGGCAATAGCTCAGACATGAAGGCTCTCCATTCGCGGCATCTCGCTCTCTTTATCGGGCAGGTGACGCTTGCGCAGGAACCACGGCTCGACGATCAATTCGTCACCATCGAGGGCGCAACGCACGACGTAGCCGTAGATCCGGGTCTTGCCGTATTTGTCGTCGATGTCGTACCGGTCGGCACGATGCGTGATCGTGCATTCGGTGTTGTCGTACTCTCCCCACTTGCCGCAAGGAAGAATGATTGCGATCTCGCCAACGCTGAACAGGTCCTTTGTCATGACCGCTTGCTCCGTTTCTTGCGCCCAATGCGCAGCGCTGGCGGCATGCCAGGCATCACGCGATCGAACGCCGTTCTCGCGCGAGGATTCATGCGCGCACCGTCAGGTACTCGTTGGCGATCTGGTGCAGCTTCTCAGCGAGCACTCGGGGGCCAAGCGTCTTGTGCAGCACCTCAGCAACGCGCAACGCCTCGCCCTGGCTGATGCCCGTCAGGAACAGGAGCCCTGCGAGCTGCAGCTCGAGTTTCTTCTCGGTGCGCGTCTCTTCCGGCTCGCGTTCGAGTCGGGCGGTCAGCATCTTGATGTTGTCGGGGCGTGGCATATTGATTTCTCCTGTCCTAGTCTCGATCCATCAGCCACAGCACCACTGCTGCAGCGATCAGCCAGACCATCAATACAATTGCTTCGGTAGTAGACATAGGCAGTTCGTGAGAGCTGTTACAGGTAGTCCGGTTCTGGCGCTTCGACGTTGAGTAGGTCGCGAAATTCCTGTTGCAGCTCTTTGCGACCTGCGTCCAGACCGTCTCGGTAGCCCTTGTCGAACCCAACGCGATAGCCCTTCATGTACTCCGCGTGGAGTCGGTCCTTCTCGCGCTGCTTCTTTGTCGTCTTGATCGCCACAGTCACGTTCCGTCAATAGTTCCGTAGTTCCGGACGCTACGCGCATTTAGTTCCGGTGTCAAGCGGTCGGGGATGACTAGAGTCGAATGGCGAGCCACTGCTCGACGGTGTCGTTACAGGCGTCGAGCTCGGCCAGCAGGTAGGACCAATCCTCGAGCGCCCACACGATGCGCTCGCCCATGGCAACGCGCAGCAATGCGTCGGCGCCTGGCCCTTCAGATTGAGCCAGGCGCCGAACCTTTACGCGGGAGTAGGTAGCGAGAACGGTCGCGGGGTCGGGGATGACAGATCTTGGTGACGTACGATCCATGCGCCCCTCGCGATTAACGTTAACAAGGCGGCCCGCTGGCGGGCGGCGAGGCTTTCGCCCCTCGCACGTTCCAGCGGGCCGCGCACGTCAACGGTTGCAGGTAGATTGCTCATACCTGTTTTGAGCCGGTGAGGCCGGGATTTGTTACGTCGGCGATGAACCGTTCGCGGTCGAAGCCGCGCGACTGCGCTTCCAGCGCGCTTGCCACGTAGCTGGCCGCCAGGATCACGCCCGCACGTTCTAACGGCCCCTTGGCTTCTGAATACGCCTGCGCAAGGGCTGTCGATAGAGTGATGTAGTCGTGACGCGTCATGACTCCACCCCCGTGACTGTGAGCAACGTGTACAGGCAATGATGGCGGACCCATGCGAGCGTTCCGACCTTGCGCGCCTTGTACCGGTAGGGCGCGACGTCGCGCGCCACCTCATAGCCTGCCGACTCGAACCGTCGCTTAGCGTTTTGAAGTGTCATGAGTAGTAGGTCCCCATAACGACACCTTGCCCTTCATTCATATCTACGAATCGGCAAAGCACTCCAGAGAAATGGCTGTCACCCTGATAGCCATCCCATTTGCGGAAACCCGCTTCTTCCATTTGCGGAGTCACGCCACTGTCCCAGTGCATGAAGTCTGAAAGATCATATGTGCACCCACAGAAGCGAACGAACATTGCACCATCGTCCGCGGTTCGGTAGGCGAAGTCTTCGCGTTCCTTGTCGGTCAGGTCGTCCCAATAAATCACGAGCCGGGGAACGTTGTTCGTGCGGATTTTGTAGTGGTCGCTCATGGCTCTTAACTCCTATGACGTTGTGGTGAGGATTCCCGGAACCGCACGCGTGAGCATGCGGAACCGCGGAAGCCTCACTCCCCGAAATAGAACTCTCGGCAGTACGCCAACAGCACGTCGCTATCTGCGGCCGTGTAGTCGGTCCAAGGTGTGCCCCAGTCCTGTACTTGCAGATACGCGCGAGTCACTTCACCGTCGTCCAATTCGCCCATGATGCGGACGGCAGGTCCGCCAGTGGACAGCAGGATCTTGAATTCTTCCGCGCCCGATCCGCTCGCATCGCCAAGCGAGCGCCATCCGTTGCGAACTTCGACGGACAACGGATCTTCCTGGATGCGTTGACGCGCATCGTCTTGTGACTCGCAGTCACCTGCCGCATCGGTGAGTTCTTTCAATTCCTCGCCGTTCTCTTCGTCCCACTCGGCCAGCGCTTTGCGTGCGTCGTCTAGATCGGTAGCGGAATCGCTAAGCACGACGCAGTTATCGCGCGCGTCCTGCGCTTCTTTCAATTCACCGGCAAGCGCTTGGCGTTCGTCCTTCAGTTCTTCGAGTCGGTCAAAGTCGCAGTTCAATGCCGCAACCATTTCGGCCAGCGCAGCATACGCGCCGCGACCAATCTCCATCAGCGCATCATGCTTGTCCGAGTCGCGCTTCTCGTCGGCTTCGAATTCTTCCAACGCTTCCGCCGCGGCGATAGATGGCGCCGGCGCGGCTTTGTTGGCGATCTTTCGCAAAGCTTCTTTCAGTACGTAACTCATGGCTCTTAACTCCTATGTTCGGGCACGCGGGATTGCGCTCCAGCATGCGCCGTACGTTGTGCACGGCGCATGGTGCAACGATCAATCGGCGTTGTCGGGGTACTCCGAGCGTGCGTCCGGTCCTGCGTTTTGACCGGTATACGTCGCGCCGCGATTCTCAGACCATCGAAAAATGATCGTCGACCCGTCGTAGTACGTGCCGACAAGCTTTGTGCACCGGCCTGCATCGTTGCGCTTCATTTCGCGCACCCGGCAAGGGCCGAAGATGTAGCGCGTTCCGTCGCGACGCACGGCATAGCCTCCGGCCAATGTCACAGCAACAAAGTCGCCGGACGTGAGATTCGTTGCAATTTCAACTGCGGTTTGCATGGTTCAGCCCTCCAGAACAACAGTCATTGCGATGCCCAGCGACGCCATGCAGTCGAGCGTCCACTGTGACGGCGGCCAAAGACCTTCGTACTGTGCCAGTACGCGGCCCGATGCGATATCGGTGAGGGTGATGAAGTGCATCACAGCGCCCCCGGATCGGGGCGGAGGTTCTTGTATTCCTCCGACTCAAGGACCGCATCACCAACGGATGCAGCCATCTGTTCCCAGTCTTCGGCCGCTTTCTCATCGCCGCGGTCATGCGCGGCAGTCGAGTGAAAAAGACAAGCTTCTGTCACGAGTTGCAGCATCGCATCAACGCCATGCTCGGCAACGTATCGGTTAACGTCATCTTGCATCATGACTCAGCCCCTCCGATTAGCAGCACGGAACGCGGCAACGCTGGCATAACCCTGCGTCTTAGCGATGCGTGCGTCGCTGGGGGCGTCGATCACTCGCGCGCCTAGTTCCGTCGCTTCGTTCGCCCAACGCAGATCATTGGCGAGCATATCGAGTGCACGGCTGTCGGTGAGATTGAACCCGTCTTCGACCCACAGTTCCGCAACGGTGAACTCCACCGTCCAGCGAAACGCCTTGTCTTTGCGCTTCAAAGACTCTGCGTCCTGTGCTGCCTTGATGGCGTCGATACCCGCGCGCCGGTCTGCTTCGTGCAGCTTGCTGGCCGGGTTTTCGAGGATGGCGCTCAACGCGTCCCAGAGAATGGATTGAATCGTCTTTTGCATGGCTCATTGCTCCTATGCTTGGTTTGATGGATCAACTAACTAACTTGTGACGTCTCCACGTCGGATCTGTGAACTACTGCGCGCACGTGCGGCCGCAGGTAACGCTTGGCGTCGCTACGTGACCTGCATCACGTTGCGCGCCGCCGTGGTCCAGTTCATGCGCAGCCACTGCGCCAGCAACCAACACTCCGCCCGCGATCCACGCGACGCGCTTCTGTGTGGGCGTCATGCTGCAGGCACTCGCCAGCATCGCGGCCAGAACAATCAGTGCGCGCATCATTTGCACTCCAGGGCTGTGCCCTTCAGGTAGAACGCAGCGCGACTCGGCTCGCACGTGCGCGGCGTGAATGCCGCAATCGATAGCGCCACGTAGGCGAGGAGTGCGAGGGCGGCCAAAACGATTAGTGAGCGAGTGTTCATGTGGCGATACGATACCTGTGTTTTAGTTCCGGTCAATAGGCGTTGACACTTCTCGACAAAGATATCTGTACGCTTTCAGAAACCACTCGGGCCGCCGGTCGCGCTTGCGGCCAATCAGCACGTTGCACGGCTGACAGATCAAGCCACGCACTACGCTAGTTTTGTGACAGTGGTCGACGATCAACCGCGCACTTTGGCCACAGATATCGCAGCAGCCGTCACGGATAGCTTCCATCGCGGCCAGCTCTCGTTCGGTCAGCCCGTACTTGCACAGCTTGTTCTTGCGCCGCTGCAAGGGCGCATTTAGGTAGTCTTTCATTCGAGCCACTCGGCCGCCTTCGGTACACGGTAGTTCCGGACCGCGCTAGACAGCTGGCGGTTGATCCCTCGTGCTTTGAGCGCCGCACGCCATTCGCCGCGCAACGCCAGCGCCTTCGCTTCCTTCATGAGCTTGGCCGCGTGCAACAGGGCCTCGGAGACATTCGTAAGCAATTGATCGAAGTGCTTGCGCTCCTGTTCGAACGCGCCGCGGTCCATCTTACGACGGATCGAGCGCAGCTCGACAGCACGGGCTGCACTCTTTACAGCGGAACATTCAACGCAGTTGCCGTTGGATCGGTAGCGCTTGGTATGGCCTGCGACGCACGGTTGACCGTCATAGAAACCCTTCATTTGTGACCTCGGGGTGAGTGTGTGGCATGACCATTATACTCGCACATAGATGGATTGTGTAAGTAAGTAAGCCGTTTAGTGGGTCTGTGGAGTAAAACGGTTGAAATCAACCGAATTCCTCCATCACGTACACGACTGCTTAACCGGGTCTGTGGATTAAGGTGTATTTAAACACCTTAATCCCGACGGTTGAGCCTGTACCAAGGGAGGGGGAGAGAGTGTGCAACTCACACAGCGCCAATACGGCCGGCGAGCATGCAACTGGGCTCACGATCCACGCCTATCGAGCCAGTGCCCGGCCACTTGCACGCTAAGTCATTGATTTGTATAGCATGACGCCACCCTGTCGTAGGGTGTTCGCCGGCCAATAGGCGCGTTAACGTGCTGATAACAAAGGGCTTTTGGGGTTTCGGGGATGATGGGACGTCATCCCTCTCATGCAAATTTTTCCAGCTTCAGCCCATTACCCTTTCACAGATCCCATAAGTCCGACGTTTCACCTCTGTGTCAGTCAAAGTTCCGACCGGAACATGTTGCCGCCTCACCCGCTCTAGTTCCGGTATGAAGACTCCACCTCGCCCTGATAAGCCGCTTGTCCCTCCTGTGGCCAAGCCGAAGACCTACCGGATCATCAAGTCGTTCAGCTTGCTGTGGTTCACCGAGAACGTGAACGACGCCCTCGCCCCCGGCACGCAGCTCGTTGGCGGCCCGTTCATCGTGATGACCGGCAACCTGCAGCTCGAATACTGTCAAGCCGTGCTCGAGTGAAGAGGCGAAGGAAGCAGCCGGCGCCGCCGGCAACACGTGACGTGCGCCGATTGAAGTTGCCCGTGCGCTGTCCGTACGACTTGCCGATGTTCTCGATCGGCGTCGGCTGCTTCCGTGCGCCAAGAATGCGAGGAGCGAGCGAATGATCTCGAAGGTCAAGTTCCGCTGGAGCTACACGTACAGCAAGTGGCTGCTGAATCCGTTGAATCAGTGGCTCGTCAACCCGCATCTGCCGCAGGTGGCGTGGTGAACTCTCGGCGGCACGCATTCTCGCCGAGCTTGACTTAGTTCCGTAGTTCCGGGATAATGTCTTTGCTGATACTCCCACCTGAGCTCCGGCACCGCGTCGGATATCCCCACCAGTCCCCCGCCAGCGCATTTCGGAATTGGGCGGTCTTGGACTGATCCGGCGCGGTTTTGCCGCTCAGGGCGTTTATCGAGAGGCATCGGTTACGGCCCTAGCGATCCCTGTACAGAGATTGCGAAGGACGTGGCTGGTGCCTCATGATAAACGTGTAACGGTTGGTACATTGGAAGGTCCCGGCGGTTGTAACCCGCCCGCTTCGGCCTTGGCGGTTCGACTCCGTCCCGTTTCACCACAAGTAGCGGCCCTTCCCCGAGGCGAGCGCCAATAAATTTCGGGGGAGCGATTCTGCGCACGAGTGGTCCAGCGGCCACGATGCTGAGCTCCAAACTCATGAGACGGGGGTTCGAGTCCCTCCTCGTTGCGCCAAACGAAAATGCGGACACAAGAGCGACAGCAAGTCGCCACCCGCATAGCCGGCCCGGTTAGGGCCACACCACTTCCGGTCTTTACCGGGCCGCGCCGTACCCCGGCGCGATTTACACCCCCAGGAATCCTACGTGTCCGAAGACCTTTCGTGGTTGGACATCGAGCCCGCGGCTGCACCGCGCGTCGAGTCTGCCAACAAGCTGACGAACGAGCGCAAGCGCGCGAAGTCGATGCACAAGGGCGTGCTGAAGAAAGGGCAGACGTGGGGATCAGACGGCGAGTTCGTCTACTTCCGCAGGAAGCAGGCGAACCCCGCCACGCTCGAGCGCCACAACCGCTTCATGGCGAATGGCGACTACAAGCACATCGACACGCAAGACGACGTCGAGATTTACAAGCTACAGGAATCCAGCCCCTTCAAACGGGACCAGGCCGACCTGAGTTCGCTACCGCTCAACGTGGTACGTCGCACAGCGATTCTAGCGGCCTGCGCGCGCGACTGGGTTCTGTTCACCGATGCGCTCGAAGACTTGGCCTTCAAGATCAAGAACGCGCGCTACACCGACGGCCAGACCGCTGACGCGAATTTCGCGAAGCAGCTCTGGCAACAGCAGCTCGACTACGTCTTTCGACTCATCGAGCTGCGTCGCGGCCCCGGTCAGTTCGACATCGATCGCGGCATGCAAGAGGTCCGCGCGCGTCGCGGGCACAACAGCCGGACGCTGTACCTGCCGCAATGATCGAGCGCGAGGACGACGAAGACACCTCGTGGCTCGATGACGTCGACGAGGACGTAGAGGAGTGGCTGCGCGATCAGCCGCCGGCAGAGGGCGACCCCTTGTCGCCGAATGGTCCGGTGAAGCTCGAGCCCGTTGCAGGGCCGACGCCCGGCGAGAACGCATTCCTCGATCTGCTGCAGGACGACACGACCCCGAGTACGCGGTACCCGACCGTGCCGATGGACGTCGAGACGAAGTACGTCCAGGCGGTCCGTCAGCTGCAGATGATCCGCCCGAGCCAGCGCACGTTCATTCGCGCGCTCGTGCAAGAGGCGGGCGATGTGCCTTCCGCGCTGCGCGTCTACAACGCTCGCTTCTCGAAGAAGCTGAGCTACAACCAGGTCCAGCGCTGGAACCACAACGAGAACTATCGCGGCGCGCTGCAGACCGCACTGAACTACTACCTCGACCTGCACGGCATCAACCCGACGAACGTCCTGTTGAAGTCGCAACGAGTGTATAGCGCGGCGATGGAGCCGGCGCCGATCCTGCACAAGGGTCGCGCGACGGGTCACTTTGAGCGGCAGCTCGGCGTCGCGGCCCGCATGGTCGAGACGCAGGGCAAATGGGTTGGGCTCGAGAAGCCCGAGAACAATGGCGGACGCGCTCGCGTACGCATCATCCGCCTGAGCTCGCGAGGGCAGGGCGACGAAGCGATCGACGTCGAGGTTGGCGGTGGCTGACACTTTCAATTTCGAGTACGAGTCGCAGGGCGAGGTGTTGGAGGCGTGGGGCTTGTCCCGCGCGCCGGTGCACCTGATCCGCGGCCCGATCGGCTCCGGTAAGACCTGGCGCGCGATCTTCAAGATGATCGAGCTGTGTTGCGACCAACGTCCGAACCAGGACGGCGTGCGCAAGACGATGGCCGCGGTGGTTCGCAAGACCTACCCGGAAATCAAGAGCTCGATCCTGAAGGACGTGCAGCAGCTGATCCCGCCGGAGCTCGGCAAGCTCACGCTCGGCCACCCGCCGCAGCTCGAGCTCGACTTCGATCTCGACGACGGCACGCGCGTTCAGGCGACGATTCAGTTCCTCGCGCTCGATGTGCCGGCGGATGCGAACAAAGTCCGCGGCATGAACATCTCGTGGGCGTGGATCAACGAAGCGAACCTGCTCTCGCGCGATGTCTTCGACATGGTCGCGGCCCGCACGGGACGCTATAAGCCCGGCACGAATACATGGGCGGGCGTCTTCGCCGACTGCAACCCCTGGAACCAGGATCACTGGATGCAGGAGGTCGTCGAAGACAAGAAGAAAAACCCGCAAAAGTGGGAAGGTTGGGAGGTGTTCGTACAGCCCCCGGCCGTCATTCGAACCGAGACCGGTTGGCGAGTCAACGAGGCGGCCGAGAACCAGGCGCTGCTCAAGACTGGCTACATCGAACGCATCCTCACGGGTAAGCGCGAGGACTGGATCCGGGTCAACCTCGGTAACGAGATCGGATTCAGCTTCGACGGCAAACCTGTGCATCCGGACTATTCGGACGCATACCACGTCGCGAAGGAGCCGCTTATCCCCAGCGCCGGTGTCTGTTACATCGGTCTGGACTTCGGGCTCACGCCCGCCGCCGTTTTCTGGCAACGCCAGGGCAGCGGCTGCTGGTGGGGGTTCGACGAGCTGGTCGAGATGGACATGCACAACGAGGCGTTCGCGCGGCTGCTGAAGGCGCGCATCGCCGACTGGCGCACGCGCGTCCCGGGCTTGATGTTCAAGCTCGTGGGCGACCCGAGCGGCGACAATCGCTCGATGACCGATGGACGCACGACGCTGCAGATGTATCGGCTGCACGGACTGAACGTGCTGCCGGCTTCGTCGAACGACCCGCAGGTCCGGCGCGATGCGCTGATCCGCCCGCTGACGCGCAGCGTCGGGCAGGGCAAACCCGGACTGCTGTTGTCGCCGCACATGACGCACCTGCGCAAATCTCTGGCTGGCGCATGGAGCTACAAGAAAGTCGAAACTACCGGGCCTGAACGATTCAAGGACGAGCCCGATAAGTCGCAGCACTCGCACGTCGGCGAAGCCGCTGAGTACGGACTCATGGACGCCGGCGAGCATGCGATCCGCAACGCCGATGCCTTGAAGCAGCAGCAAGTCGCAGGACCTGTCATGCCGCAGAAACCGATGGCTTGGGATCCCTTTAGGTGCTGAGCCTTCTCGATCTGGCGGACTGCAATCCGTGCGAGTTCGTTTTGGTCTACACCCGGCGCGAGCCGGACGCGGCGTTCTGGACGAGGTGGCTGCACCCCGACTTCGCACACGTCGAGATCTGGCGGTCGATCGGCGAGGACATGTACCTCACGCTCGAGCCGTTTCACGACTACCTCGCGATCGGGCTTGCGGAAGGACTGCCGGCGGATGCGATCTGTCAGCGCGTCACGGCACGGCGCCGTCGCGGCACACCGCTCGTACCGGTCGGCGTGAAGACCTGCGTCTCCGTCGTCAAGGCTGCGCTCGGGCTGCGCGCCGCGTGGATCCTCACGCCGAAGCAGCTGTACGAATACATCAAGAACAAAAAGGGCGTCGTCTAAGTGGGCAAGAAAACAAGCGAGGCGGCGAAGTTCAACGCTGACGACTTCAAGTACGGGCTCGGCGCCGCGGGCGTGACGCGCATCTACAAGAAGGGCAAGGCGTCGGGCGACGACATGAGCCCGGAGATGCCCGGCGAAACGCCGGAAGAGCGCTCGATGCGCAACCGCCAAGCAGAGACGCTCGCGAAGCTCGACGAAGATGAGAACCGTCGCATCAAGGGAATCATGCAAGGCACCCTCGGCACGCGTCTGCTGCGCAATGCGCGCTCGACGGCGAAGAGCTCTGGCGTGTCTGGTGCTGCAGCCAGCGCGAGCTCGGGCTCGTCCGGCGGCGCAGTCACCCGCGCTACTGGCGGCGGTGCTCGCAGCAAATCGTTGATCGACTGATGGGTCACATCTCCTCCCTTCCGTTCTATCTCGAAGACGTCGACACGCTGCTCAAGCGGCAGGCGGCTGCCGCCAGGCGCAAGGAGCTTTGGCGCTCGACGTACACCGAAGCCTATCGCTACGCGATGCCTGCGCGCGAGAACTTCAACTGGTCGACCGAAGGCTCCGAGAAGCAGCAACAGCTGTTCGACTCGACGCTCCAGGAGCTGACGTACGAAGCGGCGAACACGTTGTGCGCGCTGCTGTTCCCCTCGTGGAAACGCTGGGCGAACCTCGGCCCCGGCGGCGCGATCCCGAAGGACGCCCCGCAATACGCTGAAGTCGAGAAGGGCCTGCAGAAGGCGACCGACGTGTTCTTCGAGTTCCTGAACGACTCGAACTTCGCGACTGTCATCAACGAGACCGCGCTCGACCTCATGGTCGGCACCGGCGCGCTGATGTTCGACGAAGGCGACATGACGAAGCCGTTCGTCTTCACCTCGGTGCCGCTGGCGGCGCTCGAGCTCGAGGAAGGCCCCGACGGCTCGATCGAGACCGAGTTCATGTGTCGCAAGCCGGCCGCGCGGAACATCACGCGCATGTACCCCGGCACGGAGAGCTTCGATCTTTCCGCGGCGATTCAAACCGCGATCGTGACGTCACCGGACACCGAATTCGAAATCGTCCAGTGTCACGTCTACGATCCGCAGACGAAGAAGTATTTCGGCATCGCGCTCGAGAAGGCGACGAAGAATATCTTCTGGCGTTGGGACTACGACAAGAGTTGCCCGATGATCGTTGCCCGCGCAACGAAGACCGCGGGCGAGCTCTACGGTCGCGGTCGCGTGCTGCAGGCTCTGCCGGATGCGCGCACGCTGAACAAGATGCAGGAGTTCGTCCTGCGCCAAGCCGCGCTTGCCGTGGCGCCGCCGATGACCGGCGTGAGCGACGGCGTGCTGAACCCGTACACCGCGACGGTTCAGCCGAACACGATCATTCCGGTCTCTTCGAACGCCACCGACAACCCGTCGCTGCGCGTGATGGAGAACCGCGCGAACTTCAGCATCACCGAGAAGCTGATGGACGATCTGCGCGAGCGCCTGCGCCGCGCGATGCTCGGCCCCGAGGGCAGCACCGGTCAGCCGCTGTCGGCGTCCGAGATCAACATCGCCGATCGCAACCGCCTGTGGGCGATGAACGGCGAGTTCAACCGCATCCAGTCTGAGCTGTTGACGAAGATCGTCGCGCGCGGCGTGTTCATTCTCCAGCGCAAGGGAATCATTCCTCGTTTCGAGATCGACGGCCGCGAAGTGAACATCCGCTACGACTCGCCGTTCGCGCGCTCACAGAACAGCGAGGACGTGCTGGCGCTGCAGTCGACGCTCAACACGCTGCTGCCTCTCGGCCCCGAGCTCATCTCGCTCGGCATCAAGGTGGAGAACCTGCCCGAGTGGGTGTCGCGTAAATCGGGCGTCGATATGTCGCTCGTGCGTGACGAAGACGAACGTAAACAGAAGGGCGAAGAACTCGCCCAGGCTGCGGCGGTGGCCGCGGCCGCAGAGGCTGAAGGAGCTGCTGCGTGACCGATTGGTTGGACGACGGCGCCGATGCACGCATCGAGCAGCACAACAAGGCGCTCGACTTCGCGAAGCTCTACGTGGCCGTGTTCGTGAACAACGAAGCGGGCCGCGAGCTCTTGCAGCACTGGTCGCAGCACTACGCGCGCAAGCGCACGCCGATGAACGCACCGCATACCGAGTATGCCGCGAACGAGGCGCTGCGCGCTTTCGTTCAAGGCATCGAAGACCAGATTCGATTTGCCTCATCCCGAGGCGGCTAACGAGAGTACGTAATGACAGAAGCGACGGCCACACCTGCGGCGGCTGCACCAGCAGCTACACCCGCGGCGGCAACCCCTGCGATCGACTCACTGATTCCCGCCGAAGCAGCCGCACCAGCGGCAGCCGCGGCACCTGCGGCGGCAACGCCTGTTGCGCAACCGGCCGCAGCTGCTCCTGCAGCGACGCCGGCGGCGACCCCTCCTGTCGAGACGCCGGCTCAGCCGACGTGGTTCTACAGCGACGGCACGCCCGGTAAGGGCGAAGCCCCTGCCTGGTTCAAGAAGGACAAGTACCAGAACGTCGAGGCGCAAGCGATTGCGTACGGCGAGCTGGAGAAACGCTTCGGCTCGTTCGTCGGTGCTCCGAAGGACGGCAAGTACGAAGCCAAGGTGCCCGACGGCGTGACGGGCGAATTCGATACCAAGCATCCGCTCTACGGCGAGTTCTCGAAGTGGGCGGCCGGCGCTCAGCTCAGCCAGGACGGGTTCACGCAGGTGCTCGGCATGCTGGCGCGATACGAAGCGTCGCAGGTCGTGAACTTCGAACAGGTCAAGAAGGACGTCGGTCCGAACGCAGACGTGCGTCTCACCCAGCTCGCACAGTGGGGCAAGACCAACCTGCCCGGCGAACTCTACAACGACTTCCGCCAGACGATGTCCGAGAAGAACGCCGCGACGGTGTTCAAGGTGCTCGAGCACATCGTGTCGAAGACCGGCCAGGCGCGAGTGCCTGCACCAGGCGGCGAGACGATCGGTGCAGTACCAACCGGTGTTGCGGCAATCGTCGCGCGCATGCGCTCCGAGAAGGACGCGAACGGCGGACAGAAGTACTTCACGGACGCGAAGTTCCGAGCGGAGATGGATGCCGCGCTCACCAACGCTCAAGGACAAGCCGCATGAAGATCCTGCTCTTGATCCTGTTGCTCAACCAGAACGGCGAAATCGAGAAGGGTTTCGCCGCTCCGCAAGCGAGCCGCGAGCAGTGCGAGAAGGCTCGCGCGGAGCTGCCTCCGGCGCCTGAAGGCTACCGGGTGCGGTCGTACTGCGTTGATCCGAAGCAAGTTGTGATCTGAGCTTTTTGACTGCCTCCTCGAAAGAGGGGGCAGCAGAAAAGAACAGATTCGGCGATCCCGCGGGGACCTCGAAAGAGCCCGCACCAGGATACGCCCGACGATCGTCACGTCACGGCGATGAGTGCAAGAGAGGGCCGGGTCACCGGGACCCCGATCACGCGCATACGGGTGCAAGCCCCGGCGATTCCAAAAATAACATCTCAACACTCTGAGGTTCACTCATGACGATTTCTCTTGGCGGCGTTCCGACCGCTACCACGAACGCTGCGATCATCGCATACGACACTGCGGTGAAGATGGCGTACCAGGGCTCCAGCCGCCTGCGCAACACGGTCAACGTGAAGACGGGCGTGACGGGCGCTTCGTACAACTTCCGCAAGTTCGGCACCGGCGTCGCGATCCAGCACACGAGCAACGAGCTCATCACCCCGGCCGACTACCAGCACAGCAAGATCGCGGCGACGCTTTCGAACTGGCGCATCGGCGATTACACGGACCTGTTCGATCAGGCCGAGACGACTGTCGACGAGCGCGCACTTCTGGCGCAGTCGAACGCGATGGCCCTCGGCCGCGCGGAAGACCAGCTCATCATCGACGCGCTCGACGCGGCGACGAGCATCGCGGGCACGGTCGACGAAGACCTCGGCGGCACGAACACGCCGATCAACAAGGAAAAGCTCCTGCGTGCGAAGCGCTATCTGACGGCGCAGCAGGCCGATGCCACCCAGCATTCGATCGTGGTCAACGCGATCGGCATGGAAGGTGCGCTGTCGGAAGTCGAAGTGACGAGCGCCGACTACCAAACGATGCGTGCGCTGGCCGAGAACGGCGGCACGATGCAGGGCAAGTCGGCCTTCGGCTTCAACTGGACCGTCCTCGAAGACCGCGCTGAAGGCGGCCTGCCGACCGGCTCCGCGAGCATCCGTCTGTGCTTCGCCTACGACAAGGCGGCCGTCGGTCTCGCAACGGCACTCGAGCCGTCCACCCGCGTCGACTTCATCCCGGAACGCTACAGCTACCTCTCGCAGGGCGTGCTGAAGGCGGGCGCCGTGGTGATCGATGCCAAGGGCGTCGTCGAAGTGCAGAGCTACGAAGCCTAATCGGCTGCGGGCGATGCGGCGTAAGTCGCGTCGCCCTCTCTGCTTCCAACCAACTTTCATTCGAGGACTCTTTCAATGGCTTTCACTATCGATACTCTCAAGCGGCTCGGGCCGCAGAACAGCGGCGCTCCGTCGGTCTGGACGTACGCAACGGCCGACGCGCTCACGGCGACGGACGCAGCGGGCTATTTCAACAACGCAGCTGACCGTCTCCAGGTCGGCGACTGGATTCTCGTGTCCAGCACTTCGACGTACGGCATTCAGATCGTGAATGCGAACTCGCGCGACCTGACGGCTTCGCCGCCGGTCGAGGGCGTGGTCGACGTCGCGAACGCGCTGGCCGCCGGCACGATCGACTCCGACTAACCAGGGCGGCCTGCAAGGGCTGGCCTTCCGGCCCTTGCTTCCGTACGGGAGCAGCAATGGCAACACGTCTCGGACAGCTCGAGAAAGATCTGAACAAGGTCTTCACCCGAGCCAACGGCCCGATTTCCAAAGTGGGTTCGTTCACAGGAACGCTCACAGGCTACGCCTCGCCGCCCACGGGCGCGGTCACGTTCATCGTCAACGGCAAGCTCGCATTGCTTCAACTGCCGGCGCTTACCGGCACGTCGAACGCGACGGGCATGACGCTCACCGGCGCTCCGGTGGAAGTTCGCCCGAAGACGGCAAAGACGGTGCTCGTGCTCATCACGAACAACGGCACTGCTGCGGTCGCGCAGGCAGTCATCGGCACGGACGGCGTCATCACCTTTTCGAACGGTATCGGCGTCGGCACTGCCTTCACCAACTCCGGCACGAAGGGCATTCAAAAACTTCAGGTCCCGTACTCGCTCGAGTAACGGCAGGAACAACACATGCAGAGCAACCCAGGATTGTCGCCGGAAGTGCTGAAGGCTCGCTTCGCCGAGCTCAAAGAGTACATCGACAAGACGAACGAATCGATCAAGCCGCTGAAGGCCAAGCTCGAAGTCGCGAACGCAGAAGCCGAGAAGGCGCGTGTCGCAGCAACGGCAATCGCCCGAGAGATCTACGAAGCACGCGGCAGCGCCGAGTGGTTCAAGATCAAGAAGGAGTACGGCACGATCGCGAAGATTCTCAGCGGTCAGAAATGACCGTTCACGCAATCATTCACATGGTGCCGCTTGACGCTAAGCGGCAGCCATTGTGCAAACCGATCCTCGCCGGCTCGATCCCCCGAGACGGCGCCCCGCATCGAGTAGCGATCTCACTCGAGAAGACAACGATAAAGACGTTTCCGCACTACGTGTTCGTGTATGCCGACGGCAACACAAAGCGAGGCGGCGTGTTCGAGTGCGATACCGCGGCACCGGAAAAGCTGCGGGCGCTTGAGCATCTAACGCTCTATCAGATGCTGGCAGTCAACCCCCCTTCCGCACTGAGGACGTTTCTCAATGGCAACTTTTGCTTTCTATCATGACTTCGTCGAAGACCTCGGTCTCGGCGTCCACAACCTGAGCACGGGCTCGATCAAGGTTGTCCTCCACAACACCGACGCTGCAGTCGCAACGGCCGGCGTCTACGCAGACATCACGCCGATCACGGCGCAGAACGGGTACTCCGCTGGCGGCCCGACGCTCGACTCGGAAGCGTGGGCAGAGACAGCGGGCGGGTCCGGCATCTGGCAGTTCACTGCGGCCGACGAAGTGCTCACCGCATCTGGCGGCAGCTTCGGTCCGTTCCGATACGCCAGCGCGTACAACGACACTCCGACGTCTCCAGCGGACCCTCTCATCGGCAAACTCGACTACGGTTCGAGCATCACGGTGACGGACACCAACACGTTCACGCTCGACATCGGCTCGAGCGGCATCTTCCGCGTCGGCACCGGCACGATCACCTAAGACCGGCATGGTCACGCTGGTTCTTCGAGCAAAGAGCGCAGTCGGTCTCTTCGGCGATTCAAGCGCCGCGGAGGCCGACTGGGTCGCCCGTTCCACCGCGGCCGACGTTGTTTGGGCTCACGACTTCCGCTACGAGAACGAAGTCAAAGCGTTCCGGTATTCCGGCGGCTACGGTAACGACCCTGAGAACACGCAGAACCAGCTCTGTACCTGGAAAGGTATCGAGCCAGGGAAGAACTACGGCGTTCTTGTGATGGGGCAGGCCGGCGACGGCGTCGATCGGCAGACTCCCGGCTGGTGGCGCCCGATGTCGGCGATTCAGGCTGGCGACAACGGACTCCCCTACGATGATCTAGGTGCGAGCGGCACACTGCCGCGCCGCGCCTGGAACTCGGCGTCCACCACGACAAACTTCACCTGGCGATACGGCTACTACGGCCACGTCGACTACCACACCGGCGGCACGTTCGGCCCGGATTGGCAGGGGCGCACGAACGTCTGGGACGGCGACGAGTTCTACGTCCAGTTCCGCGTGCGAAACACCGGCGATCGATGGTTCGGATACAACGGCGACGCAAGCGGCGAGGAGCCAGGCAACGGCGGCTCGACGCGCAATCCGTCCGGCAAGCTGTTCTTTGTTGACACGACATCGGTCACGAGTGAGAGCGAGATCGTCGTCTACTCGGGCGGACCGGACCCCGGCTACTTCCACAGCACGTATCCGTTCCGTCAGTACACGGCGACGGGCAACCAGGCGGTGCTGCTGACGTCGCCCCAGGGCGGCGGGGACGGCGCCTCAATGCAGGGCGGCGGTCCTTACGAAAGCACCTGCAAGATCGGCTTCGACACGAACCCGGAAAATATGTGCTGGGAGTGGCCGCGCGACGAGCAGTGGGTCACGGTACTGATGCGCGTCAAGCCAGGCCACGACAATCAGACCGAGTGGAATACGGACCCGAAGCCCCCGGTGTCGACATGGGCTAACAGGGACACGATCCTCGAAACGTGGGTCGCTCGTGAGGGCGAGACCAGCTACACGAAGGTATTCGAAAACACAGCCCTTGCGTTCGTCTTCGGCGACCGCAACGGCACCGGCGGCGTGTATGACACGCATCCACCAGGGTTCAACTCGATCTGCCCCTCGAACTACATGAACGGCTACAAGGCGATCCTCGGCCACGGCTGGGACCACGAGTACACGCAGATCATCTTCAGCAAGGGGCCGATCCCCTGTCCGCAGGCTTGGTAATCCCAACGTGGTCAATCTAGCAATCCGCGCGAGCTCCGCTGTCGGCATCTTTCCGGAGCCATCGGCAGCTCCGTCCTGGTTCACGGCGATGGCGTATGGCGAGTGGGAAGAACTTCCGGCCACCAACACTATCTCCGACGTCGTTCCGAGCCCGGTTCCGGATTCAAACCTCGGCGGCGAGCACGTCAGCGGCATTGTCGACTCGTGGTGCTCTGGCGCCAAGTCCGAAGAGGGGCACTACATTCTCTGCGCGAACGGCGGACACGCCGACTACCCCGGCAACGAGCTATACCGCATCAAGCTGCTGGACGAGAACTTGACTTGGCAGCGCATGACAGACCCGACGCCGAATTCTGCAATGACGGACATCGTGGGCGAGGGAGGAGGCATCTACAGCGACGGTCGTCCGCGCGCGATGCACTCGACCTGGAAGTCGTACTGCGACGGTCGCGTCTGGTATCCGCGCATGAACGCGGTGACTTCTGGCGGCGGCGGCGGCGTGGATTTGGTCGTCTCGTGCGACTACGAAGGGGTCAAGGACCGCACCACACCGCTCCCCTATGACAGCGGCAGCTTGGGTCCGTGGGAGATCCACGGCGGCCCGGTCAACGCGACATACACGAACTGGCGCTTCGGCATCTCTGTTGCCGATCCCGTCGACCACTACGTCTACGGTTTCCCTGGTCGCGGCTACACGGACAGCTACTGCAACATGTGGCGTGTCTCCACTGCCGGCGGTACTTACGGCGACATCTCGCCGCTCTCGTTCATCGACGGCGGCTCCTCTTACGCGGACTTCGGCGGATGGGGCGTCTACTGCGAAGGCATGCGGCTGATGGTGCTCGGCGACAGCCGGGAGGATCCGAATCCGAAGATTGTCTATCTGGATCTGACGCAGCCGTTCGAGGATGGCGCGATGGTCAGCCACGCTGCCGCAACGGGGACAATCACCGGCACTGGCATCTACCGCGGCGGCTCGGGCGGTTGCTTCGACGAAGTGAACAAGCGCGTCTACGTCATGGACCCGCGCACAAACGGCGCGGAGATAGCCGTCCTGCAGCTCCCGCTGTCAGGTGGCAACTTCAACCCTTCAGGCGTTTGGGCTTGGCACACGCACGACGGCGTGACCGACCCGATGGTTGACGTCAACCCTCTTGCGAACAACGCCACGCACGCTCGTATGCAGTTCCAACGCATGCAGAACGGAGAAGGACTCATCTTCTATACCCCGAACGTCACAGGCGGCCCGTGGGGCATGCGCGTGCCCGCGGCAGGACTGTAATGCAAAGCGATTGCTCAACTTGCCCAGCGCCTTGCGGCGGCAAGGCCCAGAAGCGCACGGTCATTGATCGTTCGAACGTTGCGCAGGCTCAGCACGGCGCGATCGGAAAGATGTACTTCCGGCGCATGTCGCTGCCGAAGGGCGGCATACACAACGGTCACGCCCATTTCATCGACCATGTGTCGATCGTCTACAGGGGTACCGTGCTGATCGAGTGGCGCAACGAGAAGACCGGCGACACCGGCGAGATGCTCGTCGACGTTCCGCCGGAGCTGATCGGCGGCGTGAAGCTAAACATCCTTGCCGACGTGTGGCACAAGTTCACCGCGCTCAGCGATCAAGAGGTCGTGTGGGATTGCGTGTTCGCACAACCGACCGACGCCGAAGACAAACCCGTCACGTTCCATCAAGAGCGACCAATCAGTGGCTGAGCTTCTCATCTGGATCACAGACAAGCCCGGAGCGGCAGCCCTTACGAAAGGCGATGTCATCGCCGTACAGCCCGACGGTTGGAGCTGGGGACGCAAAGAGCTCGACAACCCGGAGTGGAGAATCTGGCGTCTTGCGGGCATCCTCGCCCGCGACCTTCAACACCTGACGGACGCCGACGAAAGTAAGAACGCGAGGCATTTCGATCTCTCAAACGCCGAGGCGTTTGTTGCTCGAGCGCATCCCGGCGTGCTTGCTCTGACCGCACAAGAATCAAAGACCGTCCTTTCATGGCTTCGCGACAAGCCAACTCTCGGGACGATAGGATAAATGGCAACCACAGTCACAAGCTCCATCGGCACGAGCGGGCGCGATTACTCGACGCTGGCGGCGTGGCTGGCTGCGTGCCCTGCGGACTTGGTTGCAGCAGACCAGATCTGGCGCGGAGAGTGCTACAACGACGCCGAGTTCGTCTCGAGTTCGCAGCTGCTGAATGTCAGCGGTATCACGTCCGACGCCACGCGCTACCCCATCCTGACGGTTGCGACCGGACAAGGGTTCAAGGCAAATGGCGGCGCCGCCACGCTGCCTCTGCGCTACGACCAATCGAAAGGCGTCGGTATTCGCTTCAACGGAGGCTACGCCAAGATCATCGAAGGCGGCGGCATCCTGATCGTCGATGGTCTTCAGATCAAGTACGATTCGAGCTCGAGCTCCAACTACTCGATCCCGATCACCGGCCTGCGCGCGATGCGCAACTGTATCTTCGAAACGATACAGACGGCCAACATCGTAGTGAACTACGTCCAGGAGATCGCCAACTCGGTCCTGGTGTACAACGGCGCGACGTTCAGCGGCACAGCCGTTCGTCCGAGCTCCGGCACTGACCGCATCATCAACTGCACGATCGTGCGCCCCAGCGACCTCACGGCCGGAGGAACCGGCATCGCGGGCGGCTCCGACGGGTATCCGCAGGTCACGAACTGCGCAGTGTTCGGATTCACGACGCCGTTCGACGGCACGATCGCAAGCTACGCGGCCGGCAGCGGCAACAACGCATCCGACGTCGCAACAACCGCGATGGCGGGAGGCTCGGGCGGCTCGAACCAAGGCAGCCTCACATACGCCTCGCAGTTCGAGAGCACGACCAATGCGTCGCGCGACTGGCGGGCCGCGGTCGTCGGTGTGCTGGAAACGACCGGCGTTCGCGCGCAGACGTATACGGCCGACCTCGACATCATCGGCGCTTCGCGCTCAACGACCACGCCGAGCATTGGCGCACGCGAGTACGTCACGGCCAGCACCAACTACACGCTGACCGTCGACCACGGCCAGCTTGCGATGACCGGCCAGGATGTGACGCTTACAGCCACTGGCAACTACGCACTTGCTGTCGATCACGCACAGCTCGCGATGCAGGGACAGGACGTCACGATGACGCCCACAGGGAACCTCTCGCTGGCCGTTGACCACGGGCAGCTCGCGCTGCAGGGGTACGACGTTCTCTTCATCCTGACAGCCACCGGCTCGCACGCCGAGCTCGCCATGCAGGGGCAAGACGTCACCTTGCAACTCGGCTCGGGGTACACCCTCGCCGTCGACCACGCACAGCTTGCGATGCAAGGGCAGGAGGTGTTGTTCGCGCTCTCTGTCGTTGGCAGCCACGCCGAGCTCGCGCTTCAAGGACAAGACGTAGGCTTGCTCGCGGCCAACAGTTTCTCGCTTACGGTCGACCACGCACAGCTGGCGATGCAGGGGCAGGACATCGGCCTGAGCTACACCGGGAACTATGCGCTTGCGGTCGAGCACGCGTACCTTGCTTTCGCGGGATCGAATGTTGTGCTATCATACTCTGGGCTGGTACTCGCGGTTTATCGACGCTGGTTCCCGCTTCCTCTCGCCGAAAGACTCAGCTGGCTCCGTCGCTACTCGACGATGCACGCTGACGCAATCTCAGAAGCCGCTGGCGCATCCAACTGGGCGCGGTACACCCTGTACCGAAACGTCGAGGTGGATATTCATTCCGTTCCAGGATACCCGCGGCGCAACTACACAAACTGAAGGCCGCTTGTTTGAAAGCACTGCTCGTTGTTGGTAGCGCCCCTTGCGCGCTGGAAGACTTGGCTGTTGCGCGATCGTTGTACCCCGACCACGAAGTCATGCTGGTCAACGGCGCGTGCACAATGGTGGAGAAGGCGGAGCACATTCTCGCCGGGCACACCGACAAGGCGGAGCAGTTCGCCAAGGCTCGCGAAGCGAAGTTTCCGTTCGCGCAGCCAGTGCGCGTTCACGCAAGCTTTCGTGACGCGAAGAGGGGCAACCGGCGCGAGCGTGAGCTGCGCACTTTCTTCCCCGCCGTCACGGACTGGTGGGGCGCCGACAAGTCCTCCGGAGCCACCAGCGCTAGCAAGGCGGCACTGATCGGCATCGACATGGGCTTCAGCCCGATCGTGCTCTGCGGCTGTCCTATGGACGGCTCGGGCTACTCGCCGGACGAGGCGGTCGTCAAGCACGACAACTCGTGCCAGCGCGTCGGCGATCCGCGCATGCAGGATCGCGCAACGATCCGCCGCTACCGCGACAAGCTCGCGACGTATGCACAAACGATGTTCAAGGATCGCGTCTACAGCATGTCCGGCTATACGCGCAAACAGCTCGGAGCGCCTCCCGCGCTCGCCGTCGCAGGGTGGCTGGAATGATTGTCAACGCGCTCGGCAGAGAGTGGTCCTGGCCCGAGCAGGACGAGAAGTGCAGAGAGGTCGTCTTCGAGTGGGCGAAGGATCTCGAGATCGCCTACAAGCACTGCCGTCAGTTTCGCACATGCGTACAAGCGGGCGGGAACATGGGCGTATGGCCCTACCTGCTGTCCAAAAAGTTCGAAAAGGTATACACGTTCGAGGCAGACCCCCGGCTGTATTCGCACCTCGAAGAGAATCTCAAAGGCTGCCGTAACGTGAACATCAATCACGGGGGCCTCTGGTCCGAGCACGGGCAGTGTCACATCAAGGACGAGAAACCGAACAACCTCGGCGCGCAATTTGTCGTGCCGGACGAAGACGGCGCGGTGCCGCTCTGGCCGCTCGATGACTTCGAGCTGAAAGACGTCGACCTGATCTACCTCGACATCGAAGGGGCCGAGTGGGCGGCTCTCCAAGGCGCGTACGAGACGATCTCCAAATGGCGGCCGACGATCGTCGTCGAAGACAAGGGGCTCAGCGAGAAGTTCGGCACCAAGAAGGGCGACATCGAGCGCTGGCTCTACAAAGAGTTCGGTTACGTCGTCTCCGCGCGCCCGCATCGCGACGTGGTGATGGTTTGCGCATCGCGCTAGTTCTCCGCTCCGGCGGCGAGTTCAAACCCGAGCATGTTCAAGCCCTGGCCTTCCAGCTCAGCCTGTATGCACCCAATCGGGAAGTGGTTGTGCTTTCTGATGTGGACGTGCCCGGAGTGCGGCGCATCCCGCTCAAGACTCAGTGGATGGGTTGGTGGGCGAAGATGGAATTGTTTCGGCCGGACATCGAAGGCGACCTCCTGTTCTTCGATCTCGACACCGTCATCCGTGGAGACCTCAGCGATGTCCTCGCCAACCAAGATCTGACGGTCCTCCGCGACTTCTATCGCGACGGCACGCGCAAGCCGCTCGGCTTGCAAAGCTCGATGATGTTCCTGCCCGAGGCCGACCGCGCCGGTGTCTGGGCAAAGTTCCGACCGGAACTTATCGCCGAGTACAAGCGCAAAGGCGTCGGCGATCAAGCATTCCTCGAGTCGCTCTGGTCCGGCAAGGCGAAGCTCTGGCAAGACCTCGTGCCCGGACAGGTCGTCTCCTACAAGGTCCATTGCAAAAACAACGGCGTCCCTGAAGACGCGCGCGTCGTCACCTATCACGGCAAGCCCAGGCCGTGGGACGCGGAAGGACAGAAGTGGCTATCGAATCCCATTCAAAAATCAGCATCATCTCCAAGGCACTCATCCTGCTTGGAGAGCAACCGCTCAACTCCCTGAGTGACGACCGCTACGGCGCGACCGTCGGCGCGAACCTGTTCGAGATCCATTTCGAGAACGAGCTGCAGGGAAACCCCTGGCGTTTCGCCTCGAAGAAGAAGGCGCTCAGCCGCCTCAACCTCGAGCCGCTGAACCAATACCGCTACGTGTTTCAGCTGCCGTCCGATTGCCTCATCGTCAGCCACGTCTACCCCCGCACCGATTACGAGATCTTCGGCGCGCATCTGTACGCGAATCAGTCCTCGGTCGATCTCGACTATCGCTTCAAGCCGGAAGTCTCCGCGCTGCCTTCGTACTTTGCGCTCTACCTCGCGTACGCGCTCGCGAAGGACATGGTGAATCCGATCACTGAAGGCGCGGCGACGAAGGTCCAGGTCTTCACCGGCAAGTACAACCAGCAGCGTTCTGTCGCGCTCTACGCCGACGCGCAGGCTCGTCCCTCGAAGCCTATCCAGGACAATCCGTTCGTGCAGGTCCGCGGGTGAAGACGAAGTCGGTCCAGTCCAACTTCCTGTCCGGCGTTCTCGACGAGCGCGCCTCGGGCCGCATTGAAACAGATGCCTACAACCAAGGGTTGCTGGTCGGTCGCAACATCGAGCTGCACCATCTCGGCGGCGCGCGACGCCGCCGTGGATTGCAGCACAAGCAGTCGCTGAACAACGTGTTGACGCGGCAGAGCGCGACCGTGACATGCCCCAATGGCGGCACGACGGCGAACGCCAACGACGACAGCACAGCCACGTCGGTCACAACTACGACGCCCGTCGGCACGACAAACGAGTTCGTTGTCGTGAGTTACGACCTCGGCTCGTTGCAGACGATCACTGCAGCAGACGTTCTCGGCATTGCGACGGTCTCCGGCTCGAGCACGGAGTTCAGGTTTCAAGTCAGTACCGACGGCGTGTCGTGGGTCAATGTCGGCACGACTGCGCAGAACTTTGAACTTGTCGACACGACACCGAGGGACTACCGGCGCACCGTGGCCGACCCCGCACGCTACATCCGCGTCTCGCGAGTCGGCGTCACGAATCTTCCGTCGAACATCACGCTGACCGGGATGAATATCTGGGTCGCATCCGCAGTCGTCTCCGACGTGCGATTGCTCCCTTTCGAGGTGTCGAACTCCCGGCGGTTCCTCGTAGCGCTCACGGACCGGTCCGCAACTATCTTGGAGAACGGCACTGTTGTCGATCGCGTGCCGATGCCGTACGCCTCGGCGGATCTGCGCGAGATCGACGCAGACGCAAGCGAAGGTGAACTCGTCCTCACGCACGAGGACTACGCCCCGCGCGCGTTGTTCGAGGAGGACGAAGGAAACTTCCAGTCGTTCGAGCTCGAGTTCTCGAACATTCCTCAGATAGATTTCAACGACACCATGAGCCCGACGCCGACGTCTTGCGTACAGACGATCACCCTCGGGGGCACGTGGGCCGTCGGAGACACTTTGCAAGTTGACCTGGAGGGCGCGCGCTCCGGCACGATAGCGTACGCGGGCGACACAACCGCCGCGCAGCAGACGGCCACCGCGAACAACATCGCCCGTGCAATTCAGAAACTTTACACGGTCCCTGGCTTTCAAGGCGTCACGTGCACGCGCTCGGGGGCATTGACGTACACCGTCACATTCGCCGACGGGAGTGCGAAGAACTACCAGTTGATGACTGTGCTGCCGGTGGTGAGCGCGGCGGGCACCGTGTCGGTGGCGCTGACGACTCCGGGCGTTGCGCGGACGGAGGATCTCTGGAGCGCGACGCGCGGGTGGCCGCGCACTGTGGCGTTCTACGAGAAGCGAATCTACTTAGGCGGCACGCGCGATCGTCCGCAGTCACTGCTTGGCAGCCACGTCGTCGACACGCTGAACTTTGATTTGGCCGAGGGTCTCGACGACGAGGCGATCTTCGTCTCGATCTCCGGCCAGCAGACGAATGTGATCCAAGGGATCATGTCAGGCGATGCGCTGCAGGTCTTCACGACCGGCGGCGAGTTCCGCTATCTCAAGCGTGACGGCGAGCCGATCACACCGGCAGACGTGCCGAAGAACCAATCGAACAACGGGTCGAAGCGCATCAGACCCGTGCTCGCTGACGGTCGCACGATCTACGTGCATCAGACCGGCAAGGCGCTGCTCGATTTCAAGTACAACCTCGACGTCGATAAGTACAGCTCGCTGTCGCTCACGTCGTTGGCGCCGCACCTGCTTGACGACGTCGTCGACATCGCCGCGTGGAACGGCTCGCAGGAAGACGAACTGAACTTCGTCTTTGCTGTGAACAGCGACGGTACGGTTGCCGTGCTGAACCTGCGCCAGGAAGCCGAGGTGAAAGCGGTTGTGCAGTGGACAACGCAGGGCGAATTCAAAGCGGTAGCCTGTGTGCTGCAAGACATCTACTTCGCCGTCCTGCGCGACATTGACGGTACGGATACGCTCTTCCTCGAGCAGCTCGCGTACGACTACTACACGGACTGCGCGACAAAACAGACTGGTGCTGCGACAGACACCGTTACGGGGCTCTCGTACTTGAACGGCGTCGAGTGCCGCGTGCGCGCCGACGGTTACTCGTTGCCTCGCGAGACGCCTTCTGCCGGCGCGGTCGTTCTGGACGACGAGTACGAAGACATCGAGGTCGGGCTGAACTTCGACCCAGAGGTCACTCCGATGCCGCTGCACACGCTCACCCCGAACGGCTCGAACTTCATGGATAAGCGACGCGTCGTTCGCGTGTCGGTGCTGGTGCGCGACTCGCTCGGCATTCTGTGCAACGGGCGTGTTCTGCCCGACCGTCAATTCGACGTCAACAATTTCGACGAAGCCCCCGTTCCTGTCAGTCGCGTTCACCAGCTCGAAGAGTCGACGAACTGGGACTTCAAGACGGCAAAGACAGTGTCGTTCACGCAGGTCGATCCTATGCCAATGGAAATTCTCGCGATTCAAGTTCAACTGGAGTCTGAGTAAATGGGTGCGTTTGCCCCGATCCTCCTTGCCGTCACAACGGTCGCCTCCGGCGCTGCGTCCGCCGCGCTGCAACGTCGTTCCGGCAAGCTGCAAGAGATCCAGTACAAAGAGAACGCGAAGCAAGAAGGCGACGCGGCGAAGCAGCGCGAGATCGACCGCAAGCGAAACATGCTGCGAGCCCTTGCGTCGCAGAACGCTGCGGCCGGCGCATCAGGTGCTGACTTCGCGGGCAGCCTCCAAAACATCGCTCGCGTCGACATCGAGCGCGCAGCGACCGACCTCAACACGGACCGCACCAACACATCGCGGCGCACTCGCGTCCTCAACGCCAGCGGCAAGGAAGCGGCACGCTCCGGCGACATCGCTGCAGCCGGCTCGCTGATCGACACCGCCGGCCAAGCCTACAAGAACCTCGGATAATGGCTGAACGCTACCAAGACTTGCAGCGCCCGACGCTGCTCGAGACCGGCATTGTCCAGAACAACGCAGGCTCTGCGGCTGTACGTCTGGCTCAAACCTTCAAGGACTTCGAGGCCACCACGGGCGAATTCGCGGGTGCACTGAATGCGCAACGCGGCGCGCGAGAAGGCGACGAAGCCGGCGCGTCCGGAAAGCCCGGGCTGCGTGCGGGCGTGCGCGCCATAACGAAGTACGGCCAGGCGTACAACAACGCCGCGATCCGCAGCTACGCCATCAAGTCGGAAGCCGATGCAGACGAGACCGCGGCACGCCTTGAAACGGAAGCGGGCACGGACCCCGAAGCGTTCCGCACCGGCTTCTCGAAAGTTCGTGACGAAGTTCTCAAAACGGCCGAGCGCGATGCCCGGCCCGTGCTCGCGGAGATCTACAACCGCCGCCTCGCGGGAGGCATTGAACGCCTGACCATCGCCCAAGCCAAGGAGATCCGCGAGGAGCAGCGCGCGACCACCTCCGAAGGGATCGGGAGGGCCGTGGACAAGATCGCCAGGCTGCGCGCCTCAGACGATCCTCGAGTGATCGAGGAGCTCGCCGAAGAGGAGGTCAAGCTCAGCCTGATGATTGACGGGGCCGTGAATGATGGTACACTATCATTGACGGAAGGTTCTGCGTTGCGTCGCGACGCCGACCGAAGCATCATCAAGCAGACCGTCACTGCCCGATTCGCCCAGGAGTTCGACAACCCCTACGGCGACCCGATCGGGTTCATCGAAGACCTCCGCGAATCCAACAAGCAATCGAACGCCCTTCCTCCCGACGAGGAAGAGAAGCTCATGGACGGGCTCATGGCCGAGCTGCGCGAACGTAACGCGCTTCGCTCTGCCCGCAAGTCTGCGTCCGACGCCGCCCAGCAAGCCCGGTTCGATGAAGGCGACCGCGTCGCCACCGCATCGCTCCTGTCCGGCAGCCTCACTGTGCCGGCGCTTCACCGCATGGTGGAGTCGGGCAACCTCGAACCGTCCGTCGGCCGCACGCTCTACAACGAGCTCACGGCGGGCGACACCGTCGGGGGGCGCTCTGATCCCGCCGAGCTCTTCCGCACGCGCCTGACACTCCTCGAGCTCTCCGAAGACGACATCCGAACCAACCGCGCGCTTTCCTTCAAAGATCGCGGCGACCTTCTGCTCCAACGCCGTGAGCTGCAGAACACATGGCGCGGCACGCAGCAAGCGCGCGAAGCCATCGGCCGCATCGATCGCGCACTCGGCATCGTCGAGGGCACTAACACCAAGCTGCTCACCGAAGAGGAGCTGCGTGCGCGCGACCAAGCGCTCACCGAGTTCTACGACAAGGTCGACGGCCTGCCGCCGGCCGAGCGCCAGCTCAAAGCGATCGAGATGTCGGACGAGATCGTCAAGCGCGTCATCGCCGGCAACGCCAACGTCGAGATCTCCCGCTGGCGCCAACGCATCGAATTCGCTCAGCAGCAGTTCCAAAGCAAGAAGTCGCCCTCGCAGCGCGAGACCGCTGACCACAACTCAACGATCGCGAAGTGGGAAGGCAACATCAAACAGCTCGAAGCGAAGACCAAGTAATGACGAACTGGACTGTTGAGAACGACCCCGAAGTTCAGGCGTACGTGCGAGGGCAGTCGCTCGCCGCGGACGAAGCATCGAACGAGCAACTCGTCGCCGACATCAAGCAGCGCCGCCAAGCGCGCGAACATCCGTACCTCGACTTCGTGCGCAACCTGCCGAAGAACATCGGCATCGGCGGCTACAAGGGGCTCGTCGAGACGATCGACTCCGCACCGGAAGTCGGCGCGATACTCGGCGCTGCATCGGGCAATCCGATTGCCGCGGCCTCAGCAGTTGCCGGCGCGAGCAAACCAGAAGGCGAGGAGGCCGGCTTGTGGGACGCCGTGCCTCTCTCGGAGCGCTTCCCAGAGTTCATGGGCTCCGTGTCCGGATTCACCGAGTCGTGGGAGCGCAACGACCGGATGTCCGACGACGTCGTCCAAGGCATCACGCAGTTCACGCTGCCGTTCATGGGGTGGCTCAAGGCTGCCGGAGGCGTCTCAGGCGCCACGAAGCTGGCGAAAGTCGGCAAGGCTGCAGCAGCCGAGGCCGCGACGGCGGCGACCGCATTCGATCCGCACGACGGTCGCTTCGCTGATCTCGCCAAGCTCGGCCGCGAGAGCGACACGAACTTCGGCAACCTTCTGCGCACCGTCGCGCCGGACGACTCGCTGACGAACCAATACATCGACTACATGACGAGCCGCGAGGACGAAGGCGCGCTCGAGGGCCGCTTCAAGAATGCGGTCGACGCCACGATCAGCAGCGCCTTTGTCGCCGGCCTCATCAAGACCGCTGCAACCACGCGCAAGGGATTGCAGTATTCGATGGACAACGCGGCCGCTAGCTCAGGAGGCAAGGGCGTTCCGAATCAGCTCGGCATGGTTGCCTTCCACGGCACGCCGCACGACTTCGACGCGTTCGACCTGAGCAAGCTCGGCACGGGTGAAGGGCACCAAGCGTTCGGCCACGGCCTGTACTTCGCGGAAGCGGAGGGCACTGCGAAGCACTATCGCGGCGCGCTCAGTCGCCGGGGCATCACGCCCGGCTCTGCGATGGACAACGCGATGACGGCGATGGAGAAAGCGAACTGGGATGCGAAGCAGGCGTACGCGTCGCTCATGCGCACGGCGAGCTCGGCTCGCGATTCCGAGTACCGCGAGACGCTCATCAAGGCGGCGGACAAGATCAAAGCCGGCAACGTGAAGCAACTCGGCAAGCTGATGACGGTCGACATCCCGGACGAAGCTGTCGCGAAGATGCTGGACTTCGATACTCCGTTGCGCAATCAACCGAACATTCTCAAGCGCATACCGGCAGAGGATCGCGCCAAGCTCGAGGCAATGCTCGAGGAGAACGATCACGTTGGCGATCTTGAGGAGTACACAGGCAACCAGCTCCAACAGATGATCGGCCGTGCCATCAGCGAAGACCGCATCGCGTTCAATCCGAAAGACGGCAACTTCGACAACACCAAGAAACTTGCTGCCGAATATTTCTTGGCGAACGACATTCCTGGCATCCGCTTCCTCGACGGCAACTCGCGCAGCAAAAGCGCTGGCACACGCAACATCGTGCTGTTCGACGACAAGCTCGTCACGATCACGAAGAAGGAATAATCAGTGGCGGATCTCGGCCTCACAAAGGCAATCAAGTCTGCAGTCAAGACCGGCCTGAAGGGTGCAGAAGTTCTGCGCCCCGAGCAGATCGAACTGCGCAACAAGATCGGTGTCGGCCAGCCCGCGAAGCTCACGCCTGACCCAGCAGTCGCGCCGACGATCTCGCCGGCTGTCGATCCGAACCCAATCCCGCCGCCCGATCCGGCCACCGCGCCACCGATCGCAGCAACGCCCGAGCTCCCGACGGAAGCTGCGACAACGGCCGAGGCTGACCGGCTCACGAAGATCGGCTTCAGCTCGTACGACCTGGACCAGTCGTTCCAGACGAACTTCGACACGATCAAGACGACCGACGACATCAAGGCCGTCATCGCCGATCAGGCAGTGAAGAACGCGGGCAAGATCGACGAAGCCCGGCGCGGCGTCATCACGAATCAAGAGCTGGCGGCGCTTGCTGCGGACCTGGATCTCGACAACACGACCGTGCAGTCCGTGCTCACGCGCGAGTCTGGCGGCACGCTCAACGCCGAGACGATCCTGGCATCGCGCCAGATGTTGAACTCCAGCGCCGAGCGCATCAGCACGCTCGCGAAGAAGATCTCAACTGGGCAGGCGAGCGACATCGACCGCATCATGTTCCGTCGGCAGATGCAGTTCCATTCGGAGTTCCAGACGCAGTTCATGGGCGCCCGCGCCGAAGCCGGCCGCGCGCTCAACGCATTCAGCATTCCGACGAAGATCAATGAGGCGCAGCTCGCGCGCATGAAGGAAACGGTGGAGCGCTCGTGGGGCGACACCGACGCGATGGCGAAGGCAGTCGGCGAAATCGATTCGACGCAGGGTATCAGCAAACTCGCACGGAAGTACACGCAGTCGCGTTTTTGGGGCGCGACTGCGGAACTCTTCGTCAACAGCATCTTGTCCGGCCCGAAGACCTTCATGGTCAACCTCGCCGGCAATGCGCTGTTCCAGTCGATGAACGTTCTCGAGACTGCCGTGGCCGCGCGTATCGGCCGCTTCCTTCCTGGCGATGAGCACGTGCTGGTGGGCGAGGCTTCAAGCCAGATCCACGGCACGCTCGCAGGTGTGCGTGACGGGCTGCGCCTCGCAGCGAAGGCGGCCAAGTCGGGCCGCACGCTGGACGACATGGTGAAGTACGACACGGGCACCAACCGCTCGATAACGGCACAGAACCTGCTGCCGAAGGGCCTGCAGGACTCTCCCCTCGCGCATTTCGTCAACGGCCTCGGCGCGGTTATCCGTGCGCCGACCGAGCGCTTCATCGCGCCGACCGACGAGTTCTTCAAGACTATCGCGTACCGAGCAGAGCTCGAGCGCCAGGCGTTCGCGCACGCGCACGACCAGGTCAGCTCCGGCGCCGTGCAGGTTGCCGACGCCGCGACCGTTGCGCGCGAGTTCGCAGAGAACACGCCGGTCAAAGCACAGGAAGCAGCGGTCGAGTATTCGCGGTACGTGACGTTCCAGAATCAGCTCGGCGAGAAAGCTCGCGCGTTCGAGTCCGCGATCCGCAAGGTGCCGGCGCTCACGATCCTTGCACCGTTTATCCGCACGCCGCTGAACATCTTCAAGGCCGGCCTGCTCGAGCGGTCGCCGGTCGCGTTGTTCAGCCGGAAGTTCCGCGAAGACGTCAAGGCCGGCGGTCGACGCCGCGACCTCGCGCTCGCGCGCGTGACGATGGGCTCGCTGACCTCGGCCTGGGTGGCCTACGAAACGATCCAGGGCAACCTCACTGGCGGCGGCCCGCAGAATGACGAAGCACGTCAGCTGCTGCAGGCGCAGGGCTGGCAGCCGTACTCGGTGCGCTGGACGGACCCGGTAACGGGCGACGTCAAGTACACAAGCTACGCGCGCTTCGAGCCGTTGGCGTTCGTCATCGGTGCGACGGCTGACGCTGCCGAGATCTCTTCGTACGTCAACAGCGACGTCGATACGGTCGCAAGCGAAGACCAGCAGCTGAACGAAGTGGCTGCGGCGATCATCGCGGGCATCGCGAACAACACGATGAGCAAGACCTTCATGAAGGGTCTCGCCGACTTCAGCGAGTTGCTCTCCGATCCGAAGAGGTACATGAAGCAGTGGGGCGGCCAGATGGCGACGGCGTTCATCCCGTACTCCGCGTTCCGCCGCCAGATCAACCAAATCCAAGACCCGTACATGCGCGAAGCATGGACGCTCGTGGACAAGATCAAGACGCAGTCCGGCATCCCCGGCTACTCGGAAGAAGCGCCGCCGCGTCGTGACATCTTCGGCCAGCCGCGCAAGTACTCTGCCGGCGATCTCATCGGCCCGATGTCGCCGATGCCGACGTCGACCGAGAACCCGGACCCTCTGCTGCGCGAGCTCACAGACATCATGACACAGACGCGCGAAGTGCCTATCACCATGCCGAGCAAGAGCGTGGAGGGCATGCGCCTCACAGCGGACGAGTACGACAATCTCGTGCGCCTGTCCAGGCTCGAACCGATCGTGCGTGGCCGCACCTTCGCCGAGGAGCTCGACCGCACGATCAACAGCTCTGCCTACGATCGCGCGACTCCGACGTTCCGTGCCGAGCTCTTGAAGGACCTGCAGGAGCGGTTCGACAGCGTTGCGAAGGCGCACCTCGAACGAGACAACCCCGGCTTCGCTTACCGCATTGAGGTCTACCGCTCCAAGCGCGACCGCCTCCGATTCGATCAATAAGAGACAACACGAATGTCCATCGACACAGTCAACGATATCGCCCCGCGCGTTCAGTACGTCGCCTCTGCAGCCCAAACGGTCTTCGACTATCCGTTCCCGATCTTCCAGGACGCGGACCTGGTCGTGGACGTTGACGGCGCAACGAAGACTCTCAACACTGACTACACGGTCTCTGGGGAAGGTGACGACACGGGAGGCGATATCACGTTCGTCTCACCTTTGGTAGGCGGCGAGATCGTCACGATCTACCGCGAGACAGAAATATCGCGCGAGACAGACTTCCAACAGAACGGCCCGCTGACTTCTCGCAGCATCAACGACGAGTTCGACAAGGGCACGCTGGTGATGCAAGAGCTGCGCTCGGCCGTCAAGCGTTGCTTGCGCTTGCCGGTTATCGCTGAAGTGAATGACGCTGACATCGAGCTCGGGCCGATCAGCAACTGGCTTAGCCGGTTCGTCTTCATCGGACCGACCGGCGTCCCGGAGCCTGCGGCAGGGCTGTCGACCGTCACGTTGACGCAGTCGGTTGTCGGCAGCGTGCTCAATCCGCAGACGACGGCAGAGACTATCGCTGGCGCCACTGCGAATACGAACATCCCGTCGACCGAAGTGTTCAACTTCCGTCGCGTCCGCAACCCTTCCGTGACGGAAGGCGTGACCAACGAGAGCGTTCAACTGTCGCAAGCTGCAGCCCTAGCGGCGGGCAAGGTGATCCTACTGCCGAAAGGGACCTACCTGGTCACGGGCACATGGACTCTCACGGCCGGCACCACGATCGTCGGCGAAGGCCCGGACACGATCATCAAGATGCAGTCCTCCCAGCTCGCGGCGGCCGATCTTGCCGGGCTCACGTTCAAAAATCTCAAGGTCACCTCCAGCGTCACCGGAGCCGGGTTGATCTTCACCCGTTGCGACAACCTGACCTTCGAGAACGTTTGGTTCGACGGCACGATCGGAGGCACCAACCCTGCGGGCACGACGGCGTTGTGGCTAAAGGGGTGCGATGAAGTGCGCGTCACAGGGTGCCGCTTCATCAACTACGCGAACGGCGTTTACGCCGGTGACGACGCCCTCGGCGAGAAGTGCGGCACGGTCCGAGTGTCCAAGTGCCATTTCGAGCACACGCTCCTGAGTGCTGCAAGCTATCCGACGGGCGTCTATCAGTACCAGTGCGACTATATGTACGTCGACCTGTGCTCGTTCAAGAACATCTTCCCCGGCGGTGCAGATCCGAGCCCGAGGGGATACGGATTCTACGAAGGCGACGGCGCGAGCATCGTCTCTTCAGTCACCAACAGCATCGGCATCTGCACTTCAGTTGCCAGCAACACCGGGCCGTTTGTGTTCGCGCAAGCAGCAGCCACTGTCACTTTCGCCGTGAGCAATTGTTACTTCAACGGCGCGGGCGAGTCGGCAGAGTTCGTGAGCGGCTCGGGACGCACGCTGACGCAAGTCGTCGGCAACTACGTCTTGAACAGCTACTGCTTCCTGCAGCCTGGCGACGGCGCTACGTTGTGCGAGGCTGTCATTTTCGAGCGCAACTACTTCCGGCTGGCGAACAACAGCAACGCCGCGGTCCGCGTGGGCGGTAACGGCGGAGGGTTCAACTTCCTGCACTACAACCGCAACGTCATCAACGGCAGCACTGCAGGCGGCCTGTTCGTCAGCGACGTACGCAAGTACGCCACGGTCACGAACAACACGTTCCAGGAGTGCAACACCGCAGACGCCGCCTTCAGCGCAGGAGTCAACGACTACCAGGTGTCGTGCATCTCGTTCTTCGGTTCGCGATTCGGTCTGGTCTCCGGCAACTACTGCGAGAACGCCCGTGCCGGCATCGGCCGAGCCGACTATGGTTTCACTTGCGACGGGACCACGCATTCGATCGACGTGCGGCCGGACAACCGGTTCATCCGTATGGGGCTTGGCGGCGTGCGCAACACGGTGAACTTCGCGACGAATCCGTGGCCGTGGTACCAGCCGGGCGCGCAGATCTGGTTCGGCGACCCGACGACCGGCAATCCTCCGGGCCGTGTCTGCACCCACCTCTTCCAGACCACCATCTCTTCGACCGAGGCAGGAGGGCAGACGGTGCTGTCGGTGACTAGCAACACGGGCATGGCGGCGGATGATTTCGTCGGCATCTTGCTCGACACCGGCGCATACCACTACACCTACATCTCGAGCACCGGCGTTGGCACTATCACAGTCAACGTAGCCTTGCCGTCGCAAGCGGCAGCCGGCAACGAGGTGATCGTCAACCGGTTCAAAGCGATGGCGAACCTCGCGTGATCCTCACCCGGCACTACGACGACGGCCTGCTTACGCGCGGCGTCCTGCAGCTCCAAGGACTCACACTTCAAACGATCGAGCGGCCGTGGATTCCGAACCCGGAGGGGCCGGGCGGTCTGCCGAAGAAGTCCTGTGTTCCGGTCGGAACTTACACGCTCGAGCACCACAACGGCACGGACTTCAAGGACGTCTGGGCGCTCGTCAACCACGAGCTCGGCGTCTACCACTGGACGAAGCCTGAAGGGCAAACGTGGGGGCGCACGGCGATTCTGATCCATGCCGGCAACTACGTCGAGAACGTGATCGGCTGCATCGCGCCGGGCATGACCGGCGGCGACACATACGTCTCCGAGTCGCGTGACGCCGTCCAGCTCATTCGCTCCATCCTCGACCGCCGACAGAAGCACACGCTGGTGATCCAATGACCCCCGAGAGAGTTCGAACGTGGATGTCGGCCCTCGGCGGCCGGCGCTTTCTGCTGACGATCGGCGCCAACACGGTGAACACGATCCTGTTCTGGCCGGTCGGCGCACTGAGCGAGCAGGGCTACCTGACGACCTTCGCCGCCACCGTGGCTGCGTATCTGGCCTCCGCAGGCTGGCAGAAGCACGTCGAAGCCAAGGCGTCCTCGCCATGATCCCGCTTCCTTACGTGGCCCTGGCGGGCCTGCTGATGGCTGTCGGCTCGTTCTTCTACGGCATCAGCGTCGGCAAGGACAGTGAGAAGGCGAACCGGGCCGAGGCGATCGAGCTGGCCCGCGAGACGCGCAAGCTCGCGCTAGACGGCGCGCTCGAGGCGATCGGCAAGCAGCGACCCATCCACAAGACCATTCAGACCGAGACGAAAGAGGTGATTCGTGAAGTCCCTGTGTATCGCGATTGCAAGCACGATCCTGCTGTTGAGCGGCTGCTCGACTCAGCCCGTGCTAACGGAGCCGGATTCAAGCCTGAAGCTGGCGTGCCCTCTGGATCTGGGCAAGGGGAATCACCGTGATTTTGGTGGAACGACCGAAGAGCTGCTCGCAATGTACGAGCGCTATTTTGAATGTGCGAAGGTTTGCAGGGCAGGAGACGGCAGTGATTCGACAGACAGGTGAGGCGAAGGTGGGGACGGTTCTGATGTTGGCAGGGACGAGCGGCGCGAGTACAGCCACCAGCTTCTATGTCGAGACGCTGCCGATGCTGCAGTGGTTCTCGGTGCTGCTCGCCATTCTGTCGGGCCTCGTCGCGCTGGCGCTGGGCATCATCAAGCTGATCGAGTATCTGCGTAAACGCTAGCACGTCTTGTATAGTTGTAGCAAACGCTCACCGGCATCTCGATCAGCGTTCACAAGAGTAAGGAGGCTGTCCGGATACCAGGAGACTCGGTTGAACGGGCGTTCGCCATCCAGCAACAGCAAAGCGAACTCCCCGTCCTGCCCTTGACCGTACATGTCGGAATAACTGTGGCTGACGATCGCTTCGAGCCCGGCGTCGAAATGCGACATGTACGGAGGGACGACGTCCGCAATCTTGACCCGCTGGCCTCGAAAGAACTTCTGACTCATGTGAGCCGGTCCAGATAGATGTAAGTGCCCGGACCGCGCACCTTCGTCGTGTATGGCTTCAAGCCGCAGGCGATCAGGTTGCGCAGCGAGCTGATGTTCGTCGACAGCACGTACGTCCACACGCGCTGCAACGCTTCCTTGCGGACGTGCCGAATCACGGCACGAGTTAACCGCCTCTGCAGGCCGATCCCTCGCGCCTGTTCTACGACACCCGTCCGGGTGATGTAGCCTCCCTTCCACGTCGCTTTCATGCCGATATAGCCGACTGCCTCTGGCTCCTCGCCGGCGTACACTTCCTCGGCAACCCACCACGTGCACTTCGTCATCTGCTTGTCGGTCAGCTTGTACGCGTCATCCTTGAAACACTCCTTGTCCAAGCGCGCGATGAGCTCGTAGTCGTCGGTCTGGCGGATGCGAATCATGCTTGGAGTCTCGTGAGCGACAGCTTCAAATCGTCCTGCGTTACTCCTTTGAGCCGGAGAAGGTCCATCATGTTCCGGTCGTACGTTTCCTCGGCGATCAGATGATGTATCGCGAGGTTCTTGCCGAGAGCTCGATGGCCGCCACCAAGACGCGCGTTCAGCTGCTGATACCACTCGAGGTTGTTGGTCAGGCCGAACCACACGATGTTCTCTGAGCCGCTGTACTGCAGGTTCAGCCCATGTCCTGCGCCGGCCGGGTGGAGCAGCAGGTAATCGATCTTCCCCGCGTTCCAATCGTCTTCGTCCTGCTCGGTGTCGAGCACCCGCCACGTCCTCACCTTGCCGCAGTACTTCGTCAGCGCCTCGCTGATGCGCGCCTTGTCGTGCTGGTAGCCGTAGGCGATCAGCACCGGCCCGAAGCAGCCCTCCAACGTCTCGAGCAGCGCATCGATCTTCGCGTCGTGGAAGTGAACCCACTCGCGGTTCAAGTGGTAGGCCGCGCCGTTCGCCAGCTGCAGCAGCTTGCCTGCGCACACGCCCGCGTTGACGGCCGTGAGCTTGACGCCGGAGATCTCTGCAAGATATTCGCGCGCGAACTTCTTATAGGTCTGCAGCGCCTGCGGTGGCAGGTCGACTCGGATCTCGTTGTAGTGGACAGGCGGCAGGTCGAGGTAGTCCTCTGCCCGCAGCGTCAGCACGATGTCGGAGATGAAGCGTTGGATCTCCGCGGCCGAGTGGTCCTTGATCTTGTAGCTGGTGTACGACTCCATGTTCACGCGATCGAACCAGCGATCGACGTACGCGTCCTCGCTGAAGCCCAGGCGTCTGCCCTGATCGAGGAGCTGGATCTGTCCCCAGATGTCGATGTAGCCGTTTGGTGTTGGCGTGCCGGTGAGCTGCCACATGCGCTCGATCTCGTGCAGCCGACGGATGCGCCGCATCGACTGCCAGCGAGAAGCTGACTGCGACTTGTACGACTGAGCCTCGTCGAGCACGACGGTGTCCCACGGCCAGGGACGGATCTGCTTGAACTTCTTGCCGGTGCCTTCGATGAACTGCGCCTCGATCCAGCCGGTCTGTTCGCGGTTGGTCAGGTAGACGTCGGCGTCACGCCACATCGCCTCCCAGCGTTGCTTCGGCGTGCCGATGATCTTGCTGACGCGCAAGCCGTTGAGGTGGAACCAGCGGTCGATCTCGTCAGACCAGACTTTCCTGGCAACGCGTAGCGGGGCGAACACCAGCATTTTGTGCGCGTTGAACGCGTCGAGCTCGTCTCGGAACGAAGTAAGGGTCGACACGGTCTTCCCTAGACCCATGTCGACCCAGCCTGCATTGAACGGGGTGTTCCTCTGGAACGTACTCAGCCGCTGCTGGTACGCCCAGAGGTTTTCACGATGAAGCATCAGTCGAAGCTGAGTTTGTCAGCGTCATCGGGCGCCTCGGCAATCAGCTGCTCCATGCGGCCCTCGATCGCAATCTCGCCGATCTTGATCTGAGCGAACGCCGCTTGCAGAATCGGGTCCTTCTTTAGCGCTTCCGGAAACCGACACTCCAGCGCATCGCTGATGTGCGAGTACGTGCCTTTGGCGTTACGCCACTGCCAGCCGACGCTCACGCAGCCACCTGGCTCTTCGGCACTTCGTCCTTCTCGAGCGTCACCTTGAACATGGCGCTGTTGTGCGTGTGGAACGCGACGATGCCTTCCGGCCGCATGAACCCTGGCGCCGCGATCGACCCCTCGGTCCGCAGGATCTCGAGCGCCTCGGCAACAGGGCCGAACCCGGTGCCGCGCGCGAGCACGGGAACAACGTGGCAGCACGACGGGCGGACGCCTTCGTCTTCCCAACGGTGAGTGTTGAACAGCGAGAACCGCTTCACGGTCAGTCCGTAGTTGCGGCGGCCGACGCCGGCACCCCACCACTCGCCGAAATGCTGACCCGGGCCGAGTCGCTGCAGATCGTACGCGTTCTTGTACATCCACGCCCAGAAGCCGAAGTGGTCGTTGTCGATCGACAAGAACCGGTTGCGGCTGCCGCAGCGCATGAACACGCCGTCGAGTTGAACATCGATGCCCGGCTCGAACCTGTCGTCGTAAGGACGGATGTGGATCTGCGCGTTCGTGCCGTCGATCTTCTCGGTCACGATGACCTCACGGTTGAGCCGCGAGATCTTTGGAAATTCCTCGAAGTTCATTCAAGCCACTCCTCTGTTGGTTTCAACACAGTGATGCCTGCCGCCACCTTCTGCAGCCGGGCATCGATTTCGTTTGCGAGGTTCTTCAGCTCGGTGTCGATGACGAAGTCTTGGTGATCGCCCCCGGCGCGGATACGGCGCGCGAGCTCGTCCATCGACTTCGTCTCCATCACGACAGGGAAGGACTCGTACTTCACTGGGAGAAGAGTTCTATGAGCGCCCAAACCAAAGCAGCCGCTACGGCAATGCACGCATACAGCGGCCAGAACTCCGGGATGCTGGCGATGAACAGCACAACCGCCATGGCACAGAACGTGCCGACAATCGCCCAGGCAATTCCCCGCTTGATGCTCATGCGCCGAACTCATTGCAGGTTGCGTTGAACACGCGCTCGATGATCTCGATCGCGCGATCCTCGGACAGACCTTCCTCAACCATCTCCTTCGCGAGCGCGAGGAGTTCGTCGAGCGTGTCGGAAATCCATACCTCGCCGGCAATCGCGGCGATTCGTTGTTCGAGCGTCAACTCAGCCATGACACTTCCCTCTCCAGTCGTTCGAAAATCACCAGGAACTTCTCTTTCGAGTCGACGTCGGCATAGACCTCAAGGCCGACGGCGCGCATCGCGTTCTGCTCTTCGACCTGCAGCGGCGTCGAGACCTCGCCGGGCTTCTTGAACTCAACCCAGACAGCTCGCCCGTTCTTCGCGAAAACGTCGTCGGGTACCGAGCGGTTGCCGGGGCTTTTGAACTTGCGAACCCACCAGTCGCGGGATCGAGCCCAGTCCTTGCAGGACTTCTCGACATCCTTCTCGCGCAGCCGCTTCTTGGGGGTGCGCCAGGGCTTCTCTTTCGCCACGCGTCACGACAGCAGGCCGATGATCGCGGCGAGCATCTCGCGCATCGACCAAGCGACGACGCCGACGAGGAGCCAGGACAAGAAGAGGAGGGAGAGGAGCAGGCGGAACCAGTTCATGCTGCAACCCTCTCGTTGAGGGCGGCGCGGATGCGCGCGGTGCGGGTGCGGATTGTGACGTGCGACACACCGGTCGCTGCGTGGATCTCGTCACCGGAGTCGCCAAGGACCGTCGAGGTGAAGATCTGGCGGTGCAGCGGGTCCTTAAGCATCCGGTCCAGTCTTGCCAAAACTTGTATAGCGTCGACTTGCAATTCGACGTTTGATGCGGCAATCTGATCCGGCATTTCATCCGGGGCGACATAATCAGTCATCAGGTTGCAGTGCTTCTGCTTCTGCTTGAAACAGAGCGAGCGCATGATGTGCTGGAGCCACGTGGGCAGGGAACATTCACCGCGGAACTTGCATTTGAAGCGAGCCGCGGTCACGAACGTGTCTTGCAGAAGGTCTTGTGTAGCGTCTTCGTCGCGGGTGAGACGCTTGGCGCTCGCGCGCAGGTTGGGCAGGGCGTCCGCGATCATCTGATCGGTCAGCATAAGGGCTCCGAGCGTTCCTGCTGACTGCCTGGTAAGTTGGCAGCAGGGACACCAGTTGGTTTAACGACTCTCTGGCTCTTCAGACCGCCCCGGTGAGTGTCAGCTCACCGGGGCGCTCTCTTTTCACTTCTTCATGTCTGCTTCGATCCTGTGACCGGAACTAATGTTCCGTTGAAGTGCACTCTACGTTAGTTCCGGAAAATATTACAACTCGGGGAAAACCTTATTTGCGATACCGCTTTGCCCTGTGCCCTTCGACCGCAACCGGCAAACCGCGAGCCCACCCAGGAATGTCGCACATGATCTGCGCCGCTTCTTCGAGCGAGCCGAAGCCCTCGGCCGGCTCTAAGATCGGCTCGTCGTGGGCGCTGCCGATCGGCGGGTAGCCCCTTCGCTCAAACTTGTGCTTCGCATATACCAGCAGGTCCCTGCTGATTGCCTGCACAGCGTTCTCATCCAATTTGCCGCCGTAAGTACTCGTCTTCATGTAGCGGCGACTGTACGTATCGACGCCCCAGTAACGAACAACATAATTCACAGTCTCCAGGTCCTCATTGACCTCCTGATCGAGACTGGGACGGAAGTACCACAACCGTCTTCCAGAAGGCAGACGCATGCACAGCCATTCGTTGGCCTTGTACCTCACGACCCGAAACATTATTTTTCCGCCTGCGCACTGGTACACATCGCCGCTGTGACGCACTGCCATTACGGCGGCCTCACGTAGGTCTTTCCACCCCTGCACGATGCGGGGGTGCTGCTCGCGCCACAGCTGCTTCAGGCCGTCGCAAGCGAGGTAGATGTGCTGCGGGAGTTTGGAGCGCGAGCCGAAGTTGCTCCACATCCAGGCTGACTTCTCGCAGACCCAATCCGGGAACGTGCCGTCGACCTGCTTCGCGAGGTCTTCGAGGTTGATGCCGTAGTTCGGCACCATCGTTGCGAACGCGGAAGCGCCGCCCTCGTAGCCGAGCGCGAGCTCCATGACCTTGCCGATCTGGCGCTGCGACTTGATGACGTCTTCGATCGGGATACCGAACGCACGGGCGTAGGCGATCTTGTAGTTGTCCGGGCCGGTGCCGGCGTCCTGCTTGCGGAACCCTTCGAGCTTCCACTCTTCATCCCACAGCCACGCGTTGACGCGCGACTCGATGCCGGCGAAGTCGGGGAAGAGCAGGTCGCGTCCAGGCGAGGCGATCAGCATGCCGCGCAGGCAGCTGGCGAATACCTTCATCGGGTCGACGTCGTAGAGCGTGCGGATGAAGCTGAGCGACTTGAGCTTCATCGCCTCGATCGCCGCGTTCGCGTCGTCGATCACCGGGCGGAAGAGGTTCTGCAGTTGCACGCCGAGCGACGACCACCGGCCCGTTGCGGCGCCGTGGTACATGAACATGCCGCGCAGCTTCCCGTCGGCGCACGCCATGTCCTGGAGCGTCTCGAGCTTCGCGACTGCTTTCATCCCGTACGTGCTGTAGATGCGCAGCACGACCTTGCAGTTGTCCGGGCAACTGTCTGCCGCGACGATCTGCTTGACCGTCTCGGCCTGCATGTCGGTGAGCTGCGGGTAGCCGTTCGCGCGAACCCAGTCGGCGACCTTCGCGCGCTGCGTCGGCTCAAGGCCGTCCGTCAGGATGCGGAAGCGCTCAGCGAGCTCGCTCTTGTACTCGTCGACCAGCGCTCGCGCGATGGCGACCATCTCAAGGTCGACCTGCCAGCCGCGGTCATTCATCCGCTGGTCGAGCTCGTAGACGAGCTGCTCGGACGGCTTGAGGTCCGGCACGGCGTCGTCCACTTCGCGCTCTGCCTCGACGTCATCGACGTTGTAGCAGAGCATGTTCTCCCAGCGCTCAGGCGCATTCTCCGGCGTCCAGCGCTTCTCTTTGCCAGTGCGTGGCTTGGACAGGGCGAGCATATCCATGCGCCCAGCTTCGTCCTTAGCGTGCGTGCCGAGGGCTTTGGCCGAGTCGCCGAGGGCGCGCGGCAAGCCGTGCACCGCCATCTTCGCGGCGGTGCAGACCATCTGCCCGATCTTGGGGCGAGGGAAGTTGAGCTTCCGCCCTGCAGTCCCGTTGAGGACGACGCGCTCGAACTGGGCGTGGTGCGCCCGGAACTCGCCACCAGACTCGATATGAGCCCGCAGGTCGTCCGGCACTTCCAGACCGACAACAATGCGAACGCCCGGCTTGCGCAGCCGTACGGCCTCCAGAATCGGCTCAGGGAACGATTCGAAGGGAAGCCACAAAGTCACCGGGCCGTGGTCGAAAGCGTAGCCCAGGACGTTCAGCTCGGTGGTGGGGTGCTCGGCGTACTTGAACGCGCCTGCCGTTTTGAGGTCGCACTCGCTGTACGTTTCCAAATCTCCATGCATGCGCGTCATGCATGGCTCCAGCAAGAGTGGTTGCAAAGTACCCGACTTACGTACTTCCAGGAGATATCGAAGTACGAAGCTATCTCTTTCAGCTTCACGCCGGCAGCCCGCAGATCGAACATTCTCTCGACTGTTCCTTCAGTCAGCTTCGAATGAGGATTGGCTTCGCGGCGCAGGCGAAGCTCAGGTCGGCGCCGCAGGTAGTGCTTGTCGCCCGAAATGTCCGTTCCGTGCAGGTAACGGTCGTTTAGGTTGTCTGACTGAGTCGTCCATCTCAGATTGACGGCCCTGTTGTCGGCGTGCACGCCGTTCCCGTGCGCCGCCACCAGCCCTGGAGGTCTCGGACCCGTGAACGCGGTGAGCACAAGGTCGTGGACAGAGACATCCTTGCGGATGCTGTCCCGGAATAGGGCTACGATGCGGTAACCTTTTGGGGTGGTGCCGCCTCGAAGAATTTTTCCTTTACGTCGGTATCCAGAGGCATCGATCCGATCAACGCCGCGCACTCGGCCGAGATCGCTGACCTCGTACAAGCCTTCATACCCGACGATCGGCTTCCACGTTTCGCTCAATTCGGTATACCTCTCTGACTGCCACGATCCATGTGCACGCCGGCGAGTGTCCGTTCTCGCCGAGAGCGAGCCTCGGCCCCAGATCGCACTGACAAGCAGGGCCATCTGGGGCGCGAAGCAGGGTCCGCAGATGTGCGGACTCAGCCGTCACAACACTTCGAAGCGAGCGACCGCGTTCTGCAACGCGTCGACCCTTTCGTTTGCCGATCGCAGCAGGTAGTCGATCTGCCACACGAAGCCCGATGGAGCAGGCGGCTCCGGCGTAGCCGCCCCTGCAGCTGGGCTCGCACCGAAGACCCGGTCCGCTTTCTCGTTCAGCACCTCCGTGATTCCAGAGATGCGACGTCGCAGCGTGTCGAGATGGTAGGTAAGCCGTTCGAGCTCGCCTTCCTTCACCGGAGTCACGGGATTGGGAGGCATTTGGCCTGTTGTGTAGTTCACGACAGCAACGCCTCGAGCTTCGTGGCGACGGCCCCGGCTCGAGAAGACTCGATCCAGACCCGCTGCTGCTCATTGCGCAGCGCGTGGACTTCGTCTTCGATGTCGTTGCTGCGCGCGATTGCGACGTGTTGCAGACGGCGCAGGCGATGGACTTGCCGATTGAACCCGGCGAGGATTCGATCGGTGGACAGGAACATGAGAATGATTCGTTCGATCATTGGTCAGTCATCCCATGAGTTGGAGGACTTCGAGCTGCCGCCGGCCTTGTCGCCGATCGCCTCGAACTCTTCCTCTGCGTTGACGGGAGCAACACCGAACGCCTGGCCCGGCTTGACGAACTGCAGGGCGCGCAGGTTGCCGTTGATCTTCTTGCCGAAGCTGTTGTTCTGCAGCCAGAGCGTGACGGTCATGACCCCGTACGCGCCGCTGTACGGCCACTCCTTGTCGCCCGGCACGACTGTGTTGAGCTCGCGACCGACGACGGTCGGACGTGTGTCGTTCGACGCCTGGATGAAGAACATCCCTTTCCAGCCGTCGTACTTCTTCTTGTCGCCGCTGCCGAAGCAACGCCCGCTCAGCTCTTCCGAGTCGATGCCGCCTTCCTTCAGAAGACGATCAGCCTCAGACTTGATCTTCGCGATTGCCGCGGCGTGAGCCTTGTTGGAGGGATCGAGCAACGCCGTCGCGCCGAACTTCGCAGATTCGGGCTTCTTCGGGTCGAAGGCTTTCGCCTTCTCGATGCTCAAGAAACTGAAGCGAATCGGATCTGCGCCGGAGCCCAGCGTGATCTTCTCGCTCGTGATTGCCTTTGCCATGTGTATCAAGTACCTTCGTTAACCAATGTGTCAGTCGGCATCGGCTTGCGGGCCGAGATCTTCGAACTCCTGAAGTGCGTCGACGGTGAGGGCGGGCCGTTTGTCATCGTGGGTAGCGATGGTTGGACGGCCCGGTGTTTTGGAAACGAGGTGGGCGAGGGCGCCTGCCGGCTTCTTCTCGGTCGCCGCGCGAAAGTGCTTCGCGCCGACGAGCTCCTCGACCTTCGCGACCGACTTGAGCTCGGGCTCGGTCAGCAGGTCTTTCTCTTCGATATCGAGATCGACGTCCTTCACGGCCTCGATCACGGCCGCCGCGGGCTTGGTGAAGCTGCGACTGCTCTTGCCGCCGACAAGCTTCAGACCGCCAACCGGCCTGCCGTGTTGGAGCTCGGCGTAGATGTGCGACTTGATCTCGCCCATCCATTTCGTCAGCTCGCTGAACCGCAGATAGATCTTCTCGATCGTCGAGTTGTCGAGCGTCGGCAGCGCCTTCATCGGCGCGTTGAGGTTCTCGAAGTCGCCGATCGCCTGCTCCATCAAGTCCTTCGCGCGGTGCTTACACGTCTTGCGGATGCGGCAGAAGTTCTGCGAGCACCACGGCCCGGCTTTGAACGGCGCGTCCTCTGCTTCCGTCGCTAGAGCTGCCGGCGCCAAGACCTCGTCTGCCCACTTGAGCAGGTCGGCGAGTGAGATGCTCCACTTGTCGAAGTGGCCGATACGCGGCTGCACGATATGGAGCACGAAGTCGGTGATGTCCGGATAGAGCCACCCGTAGTCGTGCCACCAGCCGAGCCCGTAGAGCATCAACTGTTCGCAATTCTCCGCGAACACTTGCACACCTTCGCCTAGCTTTAGGTCGATGATGTGCGCCACCGTCTTGTCGATGTTGACGCGGTCAGACGTGCCGAAGCCGTTCTTCACCCACCGGGTGTAGCGGACTCGCAGCTCGGAGTGCGACTCGCCCGGAATGTCGGCGCAGTAGTCGAGGAATTGGTTTACGCCATCGACCATCGCGCGGTCGACTGTGACGTCCGCTGCACCTTTGACGTGGATAACCGTATCGAGAAAGGACTCTGCGCGCACACCGCGGTCGTGGCACCACTCCGCAACGGTGTGCCCCGCAGTCCCGTACAGCGCGTAGCTGCTCTGCTCGTCGGGTACGCCTTTGGATGCGCGCACACTTCCCGCGCAGTGCATCCACCTTTTCGCGCCGGACGGGCCGAGATCGGAGTGCGGGTTGTCGACAATCTCTACAGGTGCGCCCATCGAACCCCTCGAATAACTCGACTAACCTGCGTTTGAGAAACACCAAATGCCGCAGCGAGCTCGCGCTGCGGGCGCTTCGAAGCCCTGATGGCCTTCACATCGCTCTCGGTAAGCTTTGCCAGGGTGTGCGCCTCGCCGCGCAGCACTTGACCGTGGAGGTCTTTGTCCGCGGTGTTTTCTTCGACTGTGCCCCAAGCTAGGTTTGAGGACCTGTTGTCGAAACGGACGCCGTTGAGGTGCCTCGCTTCATGTTCGGGAGAAGGACGTTCACCTTGAAAGGCGGTAAGAACAAGAACGTGAACATCCCTGCACTTCTGCACGTTGGCGTTCGACAGCATCACTTGCAGATATCGAACCTTGTAGCTTAGGAAACGCAGTAGCTTTCCCTTGCGGCGGTGTCCGGAACTGATGATGCGGTCGAGCGATCGAACACGGCCGAGGTCACTGACCTCGTACACGCCCTCGTACCCAACAACTGCAGCCCACATCTCGCGCATCAAGCGACTCGTTTGGCGTACTTGTTGCGCTCGATGAGGCGCATCCGCTGGCCGTGCACCGGCGGCGTGCAACCCGTCTCCGCCTTCGCGATAAACGGGTAGTTGTGGTTCTTGCCGCGGCCCTTGTACGGTTTGATGCGCGAGAGGATCAGCTCACGTTCACCGGCCGGACGCGACTCTGCGAACGCGAGCTCGCGGAACTTCATGATGGCGCGGCGGAACGGCGTGCCGGCCTTCACGTTGAGATCGGGACCTTGGACGTTGTTCATCGCTCGATGCCTCGCTTCGCTTCAGCTTTCATGAGATACCACTGGCTCGCGACCGAGCCGAATGCAGTCAGCACGACGTAGAACAGCAGCGTCGTCGCAAACGCTACTGGTTTGTCTTTCACGCCGATCAACATGTTCACGATGAAAAACTGGGAGGCGAACCACACGCCATTCGAAAAGACGCTGGAAACCCCGTTGTACCAAAGGCCCTTCGACCCTTTCGAATTGCGAGCACGCGAAGTTGCCGTGTGCGCTGCGTTCTGCAGCACCAACAACACTCCCCAGATAATCCACTCAGTCACGGATCACTCCCGATGCGGGAGCAATCGCTCCCAAAAGAGGAGGGCCGACGGCCAGCCCTCCAGGCAACAACAGCGCGAACAGTTACTCGGCCTTCGCTTCCTTCGCAGCCTTGATGACGGCGGCGAACTTCGACTTGTCCAGACCGCCGAGCGTCTCGGCTCCGCCGACCTTCTTCAGAATCGCCTGCGCCTTGTCCGAAGCGCCGAGCCGCTTGCCGGCTTCGATCAGCGCATTGCGCACGTCGTCCTTCGTGTACTCGACGACCGACTCTTCATCCGCGTCGAGGAACGAGGTGTCGTCCTTCGGCTTCTCGGGCTCTTTCGGTGTCTCCTTCGGCTTCGAGGACTTGGCAGGCTTCGATGTTCCGGCGTTTTCCTGCGGTGTTGCGGCGCCCGCAGGCACTGCAACCGGCGCGCTCGCCAACTTTTCGAGCGCCGCAACGGCACGCTCCAACAAACTCACGAACTTCTCGAGCATCAACTTCTCCTTCAGGGTGGTTACAACTTTGCGCCGGGAGCCAGCGGCGCGAGGCCGTGCTTCTCTCGGAACTCTTGGGACGCAGCGAGCGCACGCCACGCGCGAGCGTCGTATTCGTCGAGCATCTGCACGACCAGGCGTTCCTGCTCGACGAAGTCAGCAGCGCGGTCGTGCGCTGCTTGCAGATCGGCGAGGTCCGTACCGTGGCGCTCGATGCACTCTTCATGGTCCATCGACTTGCCGCGGGCGTGATGCAGCGGCTGGCCGGGGTTGTGCTTGTCGTTGCCTTGCTTCGACCAACGCGCAACGCCCGCGAGCGCGGCAGGAAAGTAGTTGTAGCAACCGGCTCGCAGGGGGATTTCTTTGCGCGCGTCCGAATCGGTTGGTAGCGTCAGCTTCGGTACGCCGACGAGCTCCGGCATCATGCCGACCTGCCTCGGCAAGACCGCGCCGCCATCGTTGTCGACTCTTGCCGGGTAGCCCTTGTCCCTCAACAGCGATTCGCTGTACGAGCTGTACCCGAAGTCGTCGTTGCTTGATGTCATTACAGCCTCCACTCCCCGTCGATGATGTTGATGAGCGACCGCTTGCCGTTCGGGTAGACGATGCAGTGCGTGTTGAGCCACGAGCTCGGTCCGCCGGTGTACTCGAGGCGCAGACGCGTAGAGGTGCCCGTCTGGTAGCAGCCCTCCTCGATGCCCGGCGAGTGCGAGTGCCCGATGATCGACTTCACGCCGATGCGCCGCAGATTCTTGCGGCTGCCACGCGCGCCGTTCGGCCCACGGTCGCCGTGCATGCCGAGCTCTATGCCCGCAACCTGGCAGCTCTCATCGCCGTCGAGCACCTTGACGCCCGGCAAGCGAGAGCGCGCGATCAGTGCGAACGGCGAGGGGTACTCCGTGCCGCCAGGACCCATGCGCGTCGCCTGCACCATCGCAAGCGCCGTGCGCAGGTAGAACGCCGCGTTCACTGGGTCGGTGCGCCAGTCGTTCGACACGATCCAGCGACGCAGGAAGTCATCGTGGTTGGAAGAGACGATGTGGTCTTCGCAGAACGGCAACGCCTCGTCGCGAACGAACTCGATAGCCGAATGAACTTCGCGCTCCACGTCATCGAGCGACGACATGCGCTTCGCGATACGGTTGAACGGATTGCCGAGGTGGTGAGGGTTCGCGCTGTATCCGTCGAGCAGGTCGTGATAGAAGCGGCGCTTCGGTCGCAACACCGCCATGATCTCGCGCGTCGCGGCGAGCACGCCCGGATCAGCGAAGCCAACGTGCATGTCCCCGAGCGCGATTGCCTCGACTTCGCTCGCCGAGGCGCTTCCCGGCGCATAGAGTTTGTCGAGGTCGTAGAAGTGACCTGTCGTCTTCTCCGCATTCAGTTGGCGCAAGTGGAATTTGCCGGCGCGCATCTCGACATACGCCGCGCCAAGGGTGTGGTGGAAGTCGCCAAGCTTGCCGGCCTTCGAGTCGACGTAGTTGCGCACGGTGCACGCGCCGGTTGTCGTCAGGATCTTCGGCAGTCGTGACTGCGGTGTCGGCACCGTCGTCAGCTGGAGCTTCGGATGCGGCAGGATGCCACTCTCGCCGTGCGTCAACGCCTCGAACCCGGTGAGCGGCGAAGTTGCCGTCGGCTGCACACGCACGTCGCCAAGGACGACGAGGTTCCTGTTCATCTTGCGACGCGAGTTGAATAGGAACGGCGTGACGCGGTCGTCCCAGACGTCGTGTAGCTTCGCGAGCTTCGACCAGCGCGATGTCGGATTGCGATAGCGCCCCGGTACGACCAGCAACTCCGCCGAGTTCACGTGGCAGAAGTACTCGAGAGAATCGAGAAACCCCTTGTGAATTGGCGTTGCGTTCTGCGCGTACGTGACGACGAATCGCTCGACCTTGCCGAGGTCGCGCTTGAAGATCGGCATCTTCGTCGAGCGCTTGCGTGCTGCCGCCTCAGGCGTAGTGGTGGAGTAGCAGTAGGGCCGCCCGCCGGGCGAGCCGCCGCACTTCCAGCGCAAGGCGCCCGAGGGCGTGCGAGCGCCGCGGTGCATCAGGCTGCCGCACTTGGGGCAGGTTGGGTTCATTCGTCGAACCGACCTTCTTCGATCTCGAGGCGGATGCATGCGATCCGCGTGCTGCTTCTCGAGTTGAAACGGACATCGTTTGCCGTGTCCGCAGCAGCGCGCGTGTTGTAAATTCCTCCCGTGTAGTGGTCGCCGATCTTGATCCGGCGGTTGTAAGGCCCGACTTTAGTGACGCGATACACGTTCACGTAGCCGGCGACCTTCTCCGGAAGGTTCTCGACGTCGAACAAGGGCTCCGGCCCGTACATCCCGAACGCTTGACCCTGCTGGTTGAAGCGCATCAGCACGTCATCGCTGTAGACGCTGCACTTGCCGAGGGCATGTGCGCCTTGCCAGGCGCTATTGTTGAAGTCGCGGTCGAGAACAACAACAGGGCTCTTGTCGCTCTTGCGGCGTATCGGTTTGTCGAAATCGATCGTCTTCACTTGCTCTTCCTCGCTACTGCTGGATTCTTGACGATGCCCGGCGTCGCACTCATCTGCGGATGCATCGGGGCCTTACAGCTTGGACACGCCAAGGGCTCGTTACGTTCCGGAACTTTCCGGAACTCTTCGACCACGTGACCGTTGGCGCAGGCGTACTCGTAGAAGGGAGGCATCAGCTTTCGGCACGAGCCGCTGCGAACAAGCGCGCGCAGTTTCCGAGAAGTTCTTCGCTCATCCGAGCTGCAAGTGCGTCGAGCGTTTCGCCGTCGCCGCTGAGCTCAAGGCTGTCGAGCGGCCCGTAACAGGAGCAATGCCCCAGCGACTCGTAAAACCACCTGCCGTTCTTGCGCAGCAGTGCTTCTCCCGCGCCTTCGTAGCCGCCGTTTCCGTAGCAATAGACGATGACGTCTACTCCGGCATCTTCCACTTTCTCCAGCTCGTAACTTTGAAGCGCTTCGTTGTCGAAGTATCCGCTGTCTGTCATTTCGATCTGAACTGCTTTCATTTCACGCATCCCTCAAGTGTTTGCCTTTGATGAACTTCGGCCCGGTGATGTACCAGACCTCCCACTCGCGCCGGCTCAGCGCGACGATGTCGCAGCAGGCGGCCCACCACTGCGCGACCGACTGTCGCGCCGGGTTGAACAGCTTGCGTCGCTCCCACGCCTTCTCTAGAACCTTCTCGAGGAAGTAGTCGCGCCACCGCGGCCCGTACATGCGCCGCGTGTACTCGGCCGTTACCGTGGCGAGCTGCGCGAAGTGGTCGCGGATCATCTCTTCGAACGCGGCGTATTCCTTCGGGTCTTTCGTCATTCGAGCCAAGCCTCTTCGGTGGCAACCTGGACGTCATGAAGCGCGACGTGGTTGTTCGGGTGTAGGAAGATGAGTTTCTTGCTGATGAGCTGCTCGATCGCACTCTTCATGTTCTTGCGCCGGTTGTCGGCTTTCTCGTTGTCTTCGGGCAGCTTCGCCATCGAGCACTGAAGCAACGTGTGCTGCGGCACGAGGCCGTTACCAACGTCGTGCGCGAGGTCGCGCAGCGTGTCGAACACGATGACTTGGTTCGCACCTTGCGGCGCCTGCTTGCGGCTCTTCGCCTTCGGCGGTTCGATCGGCTCCATGACGAGCGAGGTCAGCGCGTGGCCATCGTCATCGGAGTAGCCGAGATCGATTGAAGTCGCTTGGTAGGCGAGCGGCGGCTGGTCGGGCGACGCCTTGAAGCGTGCACGGCTTACCGTGACGATCGGCTTGGTTGCATCGCGCGTGACGATGTTCTCGCCCTCGGCGTCGGCTTTGAACGTGGAGGCGCCGCGGCCGCGGCTCTGATCGCCGTGGCCTGTGTGATGGACAAGGATCACCGTCGCGTCGAACGCGGTGTCGGCACGCTTCAGGCCGCTCTCGATCTTGCCGAGGAACGCCTTGACGTCAGCGTTGTCGTTCTCATCGATCCCGCCCGACAGCTTGCTGAACGTGTCGAGCACGAAGAGCACGGGGCGAATGTTCAACGCCACGCAGTCGGCACGGATCAGGTCGATACCTTCCTTCTCGGCAAGGTTCAGCCGGCGCTCGAGCACGAAGAGAGGCACCTCATCGGGGCTGCGCTCGGGGCAGAAGCGGATGAACCACGCGCGCACGCGCCGGTCCAGGTCGCCGCCTTCTGCGCTGACTACGCACACCGGCTCGTTCAACGTCGTCGCCACACGCAGCGCCCAGTCGAGCGCGATGAAGCTCTTGAACGAGCCCGGCGGCCCGATCATCAGCGTCGTGACGGCGCGCTCGAGGACGTCGCGGATCAGCCAGCGCGGTCGAGTCGGGTTCTTGAGGAGGTCGGATACGTGCCGGAAGAGGGTGGCGCTGCGCTCGTGCGCCTGCGTCTCCTGTTGAGGAGTCAGCGGCTCGAAGTCCGCCGGGATCGGGCCGAGGGCTTGGAAGTCTTCCTTTGCGGTCGCTTGCTGGAGCTCGGGCTGCTCTTGGGCGAGCTTGCACATAGCCCGGTAGCTGGGGCGCTCCGTAACAGGAAGCGCAAGAGCTTGCGAATCATCAAGGGTGTGGAATCGGTGAGCACGGACCAGGTCGAAGGCGTTACTTTGCCCCCTGGCAGGGTCGGTGTCGTGATGACTGTGAAGCTTGGTGTCGTCGTCATAGACGATCGCGCCTTCTGGGCGAGAGCCTGCCGTATATGTCCATCTTCCTTCGACTGCTGTCGGGACGTAAGGCAAACCGAAGTGTTCGATGGCTTTGCTGATTGAGAATGCACGGCAGAACGCTCCTACGATTCCGGGTTTGTCGAGCGGAGAGACTTTGTTCTCGAGGTCGCTCGGACGATCGTGCTCCTGGCGACGCGGCCAACTGTCACGGTTCGTCCAGTCCGCGTACGTGGCGAGCGTCGCATCGACGTCGACCCACATGCCTTCGAGGTTCCAGTGACTGCGCCAATTGTCGCTGCCGACCGGACGACACGGCGCGAACATAAACTGGCAAGGCGTGAAGCTCTCGCGGGCGACGAGCTCGATGCCGATCATCTCGCCGACGCGGCGCACGACGGCCTGGAACTCGTCGTAGCCAGCAGGGCGGGACAGCGGCATCACGACGCGGAAGCGGGGCTTCTCGTCGGTGTGCGAGAAGGTGGTGTACTGGGCGAACGCGAAATCTTTCAGGAGTTCCGCGACTGCATCGAAGGCCCACGGATCGACGTGGTCGAAGTCGAGCGTGATAGCGTGCCGGGCGACATAGTTGTCGCTGTGGCGGTAGTCGTCCGAAAACTCCGCGGTGCAATACCATCCCTTGTCTTCTTTCGTCGCGGTCTCGGGAGGCTCGGCAGTGAGCCAGCCGACGAGCTGCGGCCATTCGACTTGACGCGTCTTCGTCACCTCGGCGTGGTGTCGTCCGCCGAACGAAATGGTCAGTGTTCTCATGCAGCCTTTCTATGCGGGGAGGCAGTCATCGAACTCGGCGCGCAACATGTCGCAGGCGCTGTTCATAGACAGGTCGCCGCAGAGGAACTGCTCGTAGAGCTCTTCGTATTTGCGACGGATGCTGCGAACGGCAGCCGAGTCGTCTTTCAGCTCGCCGACGTAGAAGCCGCAAGCCAGTTCGAGGGGGTTTTCTTCATCGATCATGCAAGCTCTGAGCCTGCAAGATCAGGTCATGTTCCGGTCGGAACTAAAAGAAAAAGGCCGCGATCTCTCGATCAGCGGCCTTGTATTCTATCACACGTCCGGAACTATCCGGTCTTAACGCACGAATACTCGATTCGTCTCCTGGTCTGCTTGACGGTGTCTTTGCCAGCCTGCTCGCACAGCTCCTGCGTGGCGAACCCCGGCACGGAGGTGACGGCGACGACGCTTGCGTCCATCGTCAACACCACCAGGATCAGCGTGAACATCAGTGCGCCCGAATCTCCGCGCCGTTCGGGCGCCGCACCGACCGGCGTGGCCGGATGGCGGTGAGGCGGGCCTGCACCTTCTCGAGGAACGCCTGCGCTGCCACAGGGTCCTCGTCGATCATTCGTCTGACGAGTGATTCGAGTTTTTTCTCCACCCGTGTCGCGCGTTCTTTGATCGTGGCGTTGCGCCGGATCTGCGCCGGCTGGTAGAGCTTCTGCAGCTCGTCCTTGCGCACGTCCTTCGGCACGAGCTTCTCGATCTTGCCGCCCGCCCGGACCCACGAGGTCAGCACTGACTTCGCAGTGCGGGCGAACGTCGTGCGCCGGTTGCGCTCGAGCGCCCGGCGAGTACGCTCCGATGCTTCGAGATCCTCGGCGGGGGCGATGTCTTTCGTGGTGATCGCCTGCAGGACAACGTCATATAGATGTTGGTGCACCGTCTCGATCGCGAGCAGCACGTCGTCCGTGCCGCGTTTGCGCCCGAGCTCGCGCTGTGCGTGTGCGACCAGGATCTTCAGGTACGTGCCGCGAACGCCCTCGGCCCGACCCTTGATGTCAACGTATTCGCGCGCGATCTGTGCGAGCGTTGTATCGGATACGACATAGCCAGACTTCGCCAGGCTGTCGGTCGTTCGGTGCTTCGCCATCGTTTGTTGCCTCGGTGTGGAATTCGCAGACAGCAAACTTTGCAGCGCAAGAATTGTTCCGTCAAGTGCCCGTAGGGGAATTCCTGACGGGAATACACCAGCACTGCGTATGAGGCCGATCCTTAGTCTCGACGATGCAGGCAGCCACGCACTGCTTGTCGGTGTAGGGTTTCGGATGACGGTCTTCTACCTGCATACCGTTGGGCAAGGTCGTGATAAGGATTAGCCACCACATACGCTGTCAGTTGCCCGCCACCCAGACTTGCCGGGGCTCTTGTCTGAGTGACGATCGTAATTCGTCCTCGGTCAGGCAAATCCCAATCACCTCACCGTCCATCACAGCTAGCTTCGACTGGGGGCACCACACACCGCGGGCTACCTCACTGCCGGCGCGGCTCACGACGAACAATTTGCAGCACTCATCCATCGCTGAAATTTCGATATTCACGTGCCTACTCCTGCGCTGCTACCGCTTCTGCTTCTTGACGATCACGTTGCATCGAATGCTTCGAAGCCGGATGTCGGCCGCCTGATCGACGGTGAACGACCGGCCCAACACTTCGTACGTGACCTTCTCGATGTTGATGAGATCGCCCTCCGTCGGCGCGAACGACGAGTCGAGCGACAGAAACGGCTGTTGCTTGCCTTCCAGATAGAACTCGATTCGATCGCTCACGTACCCACTCCCGTCGGTTGTCCCGCCGCCTTCTCGCATTCGGTCAGTGCATACTTCTGCGGACACGGACGCGGCGGATTGTCGTCCGGATGGCAGGTGCATGCTCTCGGTTCTGGAGTGCTTCGCGCTGCGCGGACAACGTATTCATGCGCGGCTTGCATGTCTTCCAGCGACGCGAAGCCGAGGAGCAGTCGGTATCGACTAACGCTGCCGTCAGACTCAGCGGCTGCGTACGTGTGCTTGTCCAGTGGTGTCATTTCGGCCCCGCTTCTGTGTTGGGAGTCGTCGTCAGCACGAGATCGCCGCGCGCGTACTCGCACGAAGAGCATCGGCAATCCCGGTAAGGGATCAGCGGATCTTTGCTCCAGTGCGTGAACGGAATGACCGGGCCTTGCACGCCTTTGCGTGGATCACCCAAGAACTTCTGCGCTTGGCAGATCGGGCACGGACCGTGGATAGCGCAACTCATGGACTAGGAATCTCCTGATGTGCGATGCGAACGCCGTCGAGCCATTTACGGCGCGCTCGGCGAAGCTCTGTTCTGATCTCTATCGGATAGTCATGCGCAGCCAGAATCGCCTCGTGGTTCCTCACGAAGGCATCGACATCGGCTTGCGTCCAAGGTGTTCTCATGGAGTCACTTCGGGTTGATGTTCGCTTTAATAAGGTCGATCGCTATTAAAGGTTCAGGCCATTGGCCTAAAACTGGCAAGTAGCCATTGCTAAGTCATTGATGTACAGTGTAGCCCAAAGTAGGCCAAAGTCACCGTAACTCGTTGATTTCGTTGAGCTCCCGTACCCTTGACATGGGCAGGTTTGTGGCACGTAACTCATTGAATTCATTAGCGATCGCACTGGTCACTGTACAAAAGACTGGCCTAAAGCTCGACGCTGCACCCGGCACGGCAGGCGCGGTGGCCGGAATAGAGATCAATCCAGTCGACACCGTGCGGGCAGTGGCCCGTCGGTAACACCTGTGCGCGCGTGATCCAGGTTATCTCCTTCTGAACTGGGGCGGTTAGCTCAGCGGTAGAGCACGTCGTTGACATCGACGGGGTCACAGGTTCAATCCCTGTACCGCCCACCATTCCGAGTGCTTGCTTCGCGGTCAGGGACAGATCATCGTGGTACTTGCCTTGCGCATCCCAGCCGTACGCTTGGACGCCTGCGTAGAACTGCAACGCTCGTTTGAGTGCGATGATCTTGCCGTGCTTCGTCATACGACCAAGTCCTCGTCCGAAGCAAACGCATGCTCCAAGCCGAACCGTTCGTAGAGCTCGCCGCCGTTGTAAGAGGCGATGCGCAGCAGGTTCACTGCGATCTTCTCGAGCTGTTCAACGGTCAGGTCGTCAGCCGCGAGAGTATTGAAAGAGCCGTCGACTGCAACCGAGATGTCGAACTTGCTGCTGTGCTCGTCCACGTACATAAAATCGCGGATGATCGGGTACTCGGTGCTCATCACATGCTCCCGTCGTTCGCCGCCGCGCCGAAGAAAATGTTCGCGTTAGCGGACATCGGTGCGTTGTTCGCCAAAAGGTACTTCGCCATCCAGCTCGGGTTCACGGCGCGCAGCAGGCGCTCTGCTGAGTCAGCGGCGGCGCGCATGTAGTCGGGGCGGTAGTGCGCGTAGCGCTCCGTCTCGCCGCCCACAGCGTGGCCCAGCGCACCCTTGACGTCCCACTCCGGCACGTTCTCCTTGCGCATCCAGATCGCGACTGCCTTGCGGATGCCGTAGGCCGTGCCGTTGACGGCCGCGCGCTTGGCGAGGCGTCGGAACGTCATCTTGAACCCCTTCAAAGGGCGGCCGTTCCACTGCACGATCGGGCCGAGCGATCGACGCTCGTTCAGGTACGCAAGCGCGGGCGCGCAGACAGGCGCCTTGGCGCGTCGCTTCTTCGTGAGTCGTCGCCCCGGCACCACATAGTCGGCAACGCCGGTCTGCGCGTTGAGCCGATCCCAGGTCAAGTCCAGTGTGGCACCGGGGCGCGGTGCGGTTGCAAGACAGAGGAGGAAGAAGAGGCGCTCGTGCTCCGACTGACATGCTTCGGCCAGGCGCTGGAGTTCGGGCAGTTCGAACGGGCGCACGCCATCGCCATCAGTCGCGTTGATCTTGAGGACCGTCGGCATCGTGGGCAGGTCGCCGTTGTCGACGCACCACTGGATCGCGGCGCGGATGATGCCCATGTTGCGGCGCTGTGTGCCGGCGCTCGGGCCGAGGAGCTTCGCGAACTGCTTCTGTCGGCCGATCGGCCAGTCGTAGACTCGAGTGTTCGGCTCGTGCTCGACGACGCGCTTCATCGTCGTGCGGATCGAGTCGGTCTGGAACAGGTGCTGGCCGTGATGCTCCCAGTACAGCAGCATCGCGCCGACCAATGTCATCTGGTCGTTCTGTTCTCGGTTCGGCTTCTTGAGGATGAACTGCGCGAGCTTCTGATCGGCGAGCTTGCGATCTGTTGTGCGAGTGCTAGTTCGCTGCCACTGTCCGGTCTTTGGGTCGTAGTCGTGGTAGATGTACCAGTTCGGCGAACCGTGACGCTTGTCGATGTAGCTGCGGGACATTCTCGTGCCTTCAGGTATTGGCTGACATGCTCTTCAGTGAACCGGATCTTCTTGCCGGCGAAAGTGTACGACAGCCGGCCGCGGCGCCGTTCGCGCGCAACCGTCTCCTCGTCCACTCCCAGGTAGGCGGCCAGGTCTCTTTCCGTGTACAGCTTCGGCAATTGCACGACAGTCATAGCTTCTTTGAGCCGGCGAGTCGTGCATATGTTTCGCCACTGATAGGAGAAGTGCGACGGCGATCACGTGCGTTATGACCGAGCTGTTCATCGACGCGAAGCGATTCGGCCAGACGGCAAGCACGCCAGCATGTATGTCTCGCTGACGACGATTTCGGCCGGACACTTCGTGCAGTTGCATCGAATGCGATGCCAACGAGAGCCACGGTGGTTCGCTGTAAGCCGACCGATCTTGTCGCGGTATTCGACCTTTGCGGGATCGATGTACGACCACGGCGTAGGCCATACGCAATCGATCACCTGTCTGAGTGCGTAGCAGTCAGCAACGTGATGCTTGAGAATTTTGTAATTCACGTACTCGGACTCCGGTTCGTCTCAGGTGGGCACCAATCGCATTTGGTCTGCCCTGGGAAGTGTTTGCACGCTCTCGTTTCCTGTCCTGGCCGCTCACGGGCAATGATCTCGATCACGTCACGTGCGTCGAGCAGGATCGCTTGCACGGCCTTGTGATCCATCAACTCGGGATTGAACAGCCCGCCAGCCGATAAGTACTCGGTGACGCGCTTCGGCACGTCTCGATGCCACGGTTTATCGCTCACTAGGAATCTCTCCCAACCTAGCTACAAGCGCTTCGACGCCTTCGTTCAGGTGACCGATGACGCGCTCGTTGGTCAGCTCCGCATTGCTAGCGTCGTACTCGACGAGCGCGGCGTCGTGCCCCTTCCAGAAGTTGAGCGATTCCCGTAGTTCCTTGGGAGTCGCGGGAATGCACGCCTCAAGGACTGCTGCGTCCTCGGTGTCGGTCATCGCGCGACCGTCGTAAATGATGTAGCCCTTCACGTGGCGGCCCCCATGTGCGGGCAGTGCATATCGTGCTCGTCGCAGTTACAGCGAGACGGTTCCTTCGTTGGAGCGTTCACATACGGCTGAAGCTCTGAGCGTAGCCACGCCAAGAAGCTGTCGAGCGTGACGCTCGGTTCGGGTTCGGCCCACGCGGCGACGGCGATGTCATCCAGAATCGCGCGCATCTGCGCGACTTCCGGCGGTTGTCCTGCTCTCGCGTAGAGCGGGATGACCGTCCAGCGTTCGCTGTCGTGGTGGTCGGATTCGCGCCATTTGCCGTGCGACACTTCGTGGCGTCCGTCAGGAAACACGCGGGCCCAGCCCATCGGCTCTGTAGCCGCGGGCGGTTGAGCGGGTTCAGCAATGACCGCGTGCGCTTCAGACTTCCCAAGCGCGCCGCAGGGCTCCCAGCACTGCGACTCATCGTGAGCCGGCGGTTGTCCGGCTCTGGCAGTGCATTGGAGCGCGTGAACGACGTGACACCCCGGCAGGCATTGCACTGGCTTCGGTTCGTGTCCGGTTACACGGTTCTCAGCGAAGACTCTCGCCGCCCATCGAACCAGCGCGTCCGGATGGTCTGGCTTTAGATAGGTTCCGAAATGCAGCAAGACTTTCCGCGCCTCGCGCAAGTGATCTGTGACGCTGCGCCGCGCCCATCCGTCTGACCACGGTCCGTCTTCTTCGCCTGGGCCGTCATCGTCCGCAAGCAGTGCCGTTTCGCGGATGATCGTCCGCAAGCGCTCGATCTCGTCGGCGGCACGATGGCAAAGCAGGTCGCCTAGTTCCGCCGTACCGCGCCCGTGTCTCTTACGAAGCTCGCTGCACAGGTCTTTCGATGGCAATAGCTCAGACATGAAGGCTCTCCATTCGCGGCATCTCGCTCTCTTTATCGGGCAGGTGACGCTTGCGCAGGAACCACGGCTCGACGATCAATTCGTCACCATCGAGGGCGCAA